CATGCTGTGTGCGCGGTACGTAGGGGGCGGGGGCGGGTGGGGTGGGGGGTGGGGGGCCTGTGGGGGGTAGGGGGGGGCCTGGACCTAGACAAGCCGCATAGGGTGTAGGGCAGCAAGCCTGGCGCCGCAAGGAGCTAGACATGCTGCATACACTGAGCGGTGGTCGTGCCGTTCGCTGGGTTCGCCCTGCAATACCTGTCGCCTTATCACCGACGTGCCGCGTTTACGCCCGGCAAGGTATCAAGCGTGGCATTAAAATTCATAAGCGGGATAATCTGATGGTGTCAAGGCGACCTAATGGGCGCGGAGAGTCGTCGAACGGCAGCAAAGCTGCACGTGTTCCCGTCCCGGCTAAGGCGCCGGGCCATTTTTGCGGGTTTAGGGGAAACCTGCCGGACAATGTCCGACTCCATCGTCGTAAAGCCGCGCAAGCGACAGACGTAAACAGGCCGGGCAAACCTGGGAGTCGGTTTCATTATGTATCCATGTCGGGTACATATCAAGCCAAAGGAAAAACCATGTCCGCAGAACTGAACACGACTGAAAACGCATTGGATGCCGAGCTGCAAAGCTGGCTGGATGATGCAGACGTCGCATTCCAAAAGCGTGAGGCTGATCGTCGCGCCCTTGAAAAACGGGCGCTGAAAAACCTTGGCAGCTGGGAGCAAATGAAGTTCGACCTGCGCCGCCACCTCTACAAAAAGGCGATAGGCGCGTAAACAGTTTAGACCATCGGTCAGCGTGCTGGCCTTTGGTGTGCACTGTTCTTTTTGCACATAACCGCCAAAGGAAAAAACCATGTCCGAAGTAACTATCTCCAAGACCATCCTGGCCGAAGCTTTCGCAAAGGCCCGAATCGAATTTGGAGTCGGCACCGAAGCTGACTTCACGGCGACCCGGGTTAGTGCGAAGGGCAAGGCCACCACGCGCTCAGAGCTGGGCGTGGCCCTGTCGGGGAATAAGGTTGAGCGGGCGAAGCATGTGGCGCATATCGCGCTCACCATGTGGGTCACGGGCAAGCTGCCGCAACTGTCGGCAGAGATTCGCCGCGTGTTCCCGAAGCTGGAGCAGGCTGTAAGCGCGCAAAACGCCGCGATCAATAGCCTGATCAAGACTAATCCTGAGCTGGCCGGCAAGCTGCGGCTGATCAGTATCGACCGGCCTGCAAAGGCCGATATTGGCAAGATGTTCGATCTTGCCAAAGACCTGGCCGGCGCCGACAAAGGCGAAAAGGCCAAGATGATCGCCGTAGGGCAAGTCATCAATGAGTATGAAATCCGGGCCCGCGCCATTGCGCTCGAGCTGGCAGCGCTGGAGCAGACCGCGTAAGACGGTACAAACCATTGGCCAGCGTGCTGGCCCTTGTTGTGCATCGTCGCACGAAAGGAGGAACGCCGTGTCAAGACAGATTACAGTCCGCCGCGCCAAAACGCCCTACAAGCCCGAACCGAAGGTGTTTAGTGGGGGTACCGCCCCGACGCCCGAACGGGCCGTCGTAGAGGGGTCAGGGCGCGTTCTGCAGGGGGGTTTGCCCCCAGTGCCATACCGCACGCCCTGGGCGCGGGCCGACCTCACGGGGCGCGGGGCGCGGGAGCCGTTCGCTTCCAAGGCGGTCAAAGCCGAGTTCTATGCCGCCAGGCGGGATGCCGCCGGCGATCCGGTGGACCAATGACGGTTCAAACCATTGGCCAGCGCGCTGGCCCTTGTTGTGCATCGTCGCACAGTGCCAAGAAAGATACATATGTCCGCACACCAAAAAAACCCGGCGCGCACACTGCAGCGCATCGATTGGACAGACTTAGAGTCTGTCATGGCCCAGGCTCTGCGCTTTGGGCCTGGCATGGTCGTCGTCAAGCATGATACCCGCGCAAACTTCAACATTACACACGCGGAGCGCCCAGACTTGTGGGACAGGCCTGACGTGACCGTACTGTTCCGCACATGAAGGGGGTGGTACATACGTATGTATAGGGCAAACCCTATACACATGCCAAGCTGTCCATATGTATGCCGCAGGGCATACATATTTAGGCACAATCAGGCAGACACCATGAGGTTGTCTTATTACCTGTCTTAATAGGCTCTCTAGAGGAGAAACCACCCTTTTTAGACCCCCTATTAAGACAATAAGACAATAAGACAGCAAAAACGGACCAGAAACAGTTTTGGCCCTTTTTCTGCGAGCCTATGACGCGCTGCAGCGCGTCATGTGTATGGTCGTTACGCATAAGACCGAACGCACACATGGACCCCCATAAATCCTGCCTCATCCAAACCGGGTCTGCCTGAATACACCCAAAAACGCACTTTTCCCCTGTAAAATCATGGGGTTAGCTTTAAGACAGCCCGGTTTTCGCCTTTTGCCTGATTACCCCAAACCCTGTCTTATTGCTTAAATTTTGAGCATATGTATGCCTTTTGAGCCCCGCCCCGTGCGCCCCTGGTGTCTGATCCGCCGGCACCACCTCAGAAATCATACGTATGCGCAAGCATAGCCCCTCCGTATGTATATTTCATACGTAACCCCACCTTGGAGACCTCCATGACCCCCAAAATCACGACTTGGACCCTCGCCATCGGCGTGGCCGCCATCCTCGCCGCCAGCTACCTGATCGACGGACCGAGCGAGCTGGAGATGGCGCAGGCGCAGGCTGCCGACCTGGCTGAGGCGCAATCGCAGGCCCAGTACGTATCAAAACTGACCCGCGAGTGCCACCGCTTGCGCGGCCCCAGCGCCGAGCTGCTGCAGATTAGAGAATCCGGCGATTACGTATGCCGCGTGGTCGAGATCGATCCGGTACCTGCCGAGATCCTCCATCGATACGCATCCCTGGCCCTGGGGGCTCGGCCGTGACGACGGTTATCACTGGGGCTGCCCAGATCCAACGAGCCCGCTTAGTGACCCTGCGGGCTGCACTGCGCCTGGAGATTGCCGGCCTGCGCCGGCGCGGCCCCAGCGCCTACGCCATCCTCAAGCATGAGCTCGAGCTGCCTCGCGCCAGCCGCCAGGAAGTCCTTGCTGCCCTGAACCTTACCCTGTCCAACGCACTGGAGTAAAGCCATGATCTGCATCACCACCCCCACCCGAGGCATACTGACCCGCGCAAAACAAGCGCTGGCACGTCTTCTGGGCATCAAGCCCCCGCCAGCGCCGCCTGTACGCATCATCGCAGTCCACGCACGGATTGATGGGTTCGGGCAGACCCGCCTCTACCCCGCCTGCCATCTGGCCCAGCACTTCGCTGACATTGCAGGAACCAAGACCCTGACTGACCGCACGTTGCACCACATCCTTCGCATGGGGTACTTGGTGCAGCTCGAGTCCGAACTCGGCCCTGAGTTCAGCACTTTCCTCTGATACATCACCACCACAAAGGAGCACCATCATGGGATGGACATTCAACTGCAGCCGCTCGTTCGGCAAAAAAGAGCTGGTCGCTGAGCTGCGCCAGCCGGCCCGCTACGGCGACAGTCAGCGCCTGATCAAATCGTCGGTCGTGGGTAACCACCACTGGTATGTGGCCGAGATCCTCGCCACCGGTGAGCGATACATCGGGCTGGACCTCATGCAGTCCGGCTACCCGGACCACGGCTGGGGCTACAAAGACATGACCGAGGGCTGTGGCCCTTGCTACTACGACTGCCCGCTGGGTTTCTTGGATCTGGTGCCCAACGTGCCCGAGCCCTATGGCGCCGAGTGGCGCGAGAAAGTGCGAGCTCACCACGCCAGCCGACTGGCCAGACGGCGCAATCCGCACAAGCCGGGGGACATGGTGAGCTACGGCGGCACCACCTACACGCTGGTCCAGAACCTGGGCCGCAGAGGCTGGTCGGTCACCCCAGGCCGGGACCCGTACTGGCACACACTGCGCATGACTTCCAAGCAACTAGCCCGGGCCAAGCGCCTGGCGCCCACCACCGAGGAGCACTCAGCATGAGCCACGAAGAAACCATGCTGGCCGCATACATCGCGGCTATGTACTTCACCGAAACCGGCGAGGAGGGGCAGCCGCCGTCCTACGCCCCGATGACCCCACTGACCAGGATGCATGCTCACAGGGCTTGTCGCGACTTTCGCGAGGCGGTCGGTCCGCACGGCGGCGCCAGCCTGGGCTCGATCGAAGGCTACGACGAGCTGCCCTGGGAGCAGATCGGCCACGACTTGTGGCTGACGCGCAACCGGCACGGCACCGGCTTTTGGGACCGGAAGTGCTACACCGAAGCCCAGGCCGACTTGTTCTGCCGCCTGGCGGCAGCCATGGGCTCCTACGACCCCAACTTCTTGGAAACCGAATGATGAACCGAATCTCCATCACCCGCGCTGTGCGCGAGTTCATCCGCTCCGGCGGCTTCGTCTGGCCTGGTGGCTACCCCTGCGCCCTGCTCATGGGCGACGGCGAAGTGATCGACGCCAAGTCCGCCCATGAGAACTACCGCCTGATCCTCCAGGCGCTGCGCCAGCGCGGCACCGACTTGCAATGGGAGCCCTGCCAGGTGTTCATCCACTGGGAATGCCCGCCGCTGATCTGCGCCCACTCCGGTCGCGAGATCGAGTCCGCCTATGGGGAGGTGGAGGCGTGATCCCGGTATCCCGCGAAGAGTTCCTGGCCTACGTCGGCCCGAGGGACATCGTCCTTGTGTCACGAGCAGACCACACGATCTGGCAGACCCGTGACCGACAGGTAGTAGGCCGCACAACCCCAGGCTACGCCAACCAGTGGGGCCCCAACGGGCCCGCCCATGCAACCTACGAGCTGATCGCCAGCGCAGCCAAGACGGCTGGCTGACCACACAACCCGGGGCGCTTCGCCCCACCTATTTGAGCCCAAACCATGACCCACACATTTATCGTGAAGATCAACTGCGGCAATGCCGCGTTCGCCGACGAGGCTGGCAACGTCATACCCGACACGGCGGCGCCCGAGCTGGCGCGCATCCTGCGCCACATTGCTGACCGGGTTGAGGCTAGCACCGACTTCGACTGGTTCAAGACCGTCTACGACGTGAATGGCAACGACGTGGGCCGCTACGCCCTGAAGCCTGGCCAGTTCATGCTGAAGGAGGTTTGACCATGAGCCTGCTTGCACACGCCACCCGCGCAGCCTGGGGTATGCAGAAAGAACGCCGCGAGCTGGACAAGCAACGACTGCTCGAAGTCAACGAGGCCAAGCGCATTCAGCGCGAAACGGGCTGCACCTGGGCCGAGGCGATCCGGCGCGCGGCCGGGGTCAACAACAGGAGCTGATCATGACCGAAGACGAGATCAACGACATGGACCGCAAGGAGCTAATCCACTACCTCGAGGGCTGGGGCTTCCAGTGCTATGACTGGGAGACGACCGACGAACTGCGCGACGCAGCCCTAGACAACCTCAGGACCGAGGGAGCCTGACGACAGCGCCAGTGCCAGCCGGGTGACAGCCGGCTGTCGCGGGAACTGACAAGCCCGAATCCAACCACCAAGCAAGGAGCTGACCATGCACATTGCACGAAACGAAGACGCGCCGCAATACACAAAGCCGGCCCGCGCACGCCAAGCCAAGGCCGCGCCGATGAGCGCCGACGACAAGACCATCCTCAAGGCACTGGAGATCCTGCGCCAGCGCCTCACGAACCCCACCAACACTATGGACTCACCGCAGGCCATGGGCAAGTTCCTGGTGCTGCACGCTGGCGCGCCGGGTCGCGACCTGCATCGGGAGTATTTCACAGTCGTCTACCTCGACTCGCAGCACCGCGTGATCGCTGTAGCCGACGAGTTTGTCGGCACGCTGACTCAGACCTCGGTCTACCCCAAGGAGATCGTGCGATCAGCACTCACGCACAACGCTGCGGCCGTGGTCTTGAGCCACAACCACCCCAGCGGCGCCACGCAGCCTTCGCGCGCCGACGAATCACTGACCAGCACCCTCAAGACCGCGCTGGCGCTGGTTGACGTTCGAGTCCTGGACCACATCATCACCGCCGGCGCGGCGTTCACCAGCATGGCCGAACTCGGCCTCGTTTGAAAGACCACTATGAGCAAATATTGGGTTGAAGCCACTTACACCACAGGGGTTCAAGGCACCGTCGCGTTCCCCGAGGGCAAGTCCTGGGATGACGTGCAAGACTGGTACATCAAATGGGACTATCTGCACGCCCTGTTCAAGGGCGAGAAGATGTACCGGGAGTTCCCCCTGAACTCCGACAGCTCGGGTGACAGCACCGACTGGAAGCGCCCTAACACGGTCACTGTGCTTGCGTCAGACGAAGACGGCGACCCCGACTACGACACCATAGTCGCCGAGACTGAATAACCATCAACCCCGGGCCCAATCGGGCCCGCCTTTCGGAGCCCAACCATGATCAAGTGCTACCTGCGCCAAGGCAACGACTACCTGGAAGACGCCAAGCTCATGCCATCCTTGGCAGCTGCCAAGGCCGAGTTTGAGTTCACTGCCCGGGAGCTGGCCAGATTCGACCAGAAAATCCAGGCCACGATCCACATCTACGACCCGCGTGTGAACGACGCACCGTTCTGCCACGAGTACCCCGACTACGTGCTCAGCCTCGGCCCCAAAGGCGGCCTGCGCTGCGACCGGGCATAAGTTAACCCACCACGAGGAAAAGAATGAACAAGGAGCTTTTACCATGGGATACGGACCCGTTCGAGGCGGCAAGCAGCTGCCCATCACACCCCGCAACGGGCGCAACTGGTGCGACCTTGCCAACACCCCGATCGACGCCAGCATCCGGCGACTCGCCGCCGAGCGCCTCCCAGCCACCAACCCAAGAGCCCTCAGGCTCCCTTTGGGACGGCCTCAAGGCCATGCGGGACAGCTCGAAGCAGAGGCGGGCTGAGCACCGGGAGTACGCCCCGAAGGTGCTGGCGGACCGAGGCTTCCACTTCGAGGCCAAGAACGGGGGTGCCCACCTGATTGTCGACGCCGCACTCGGCAAGATCGACTACTGGCCGGGGACAGGCCTGTGGGTCTGCCGCTACGGCCTTCGAGGCCGGGGCCTGCAGCCCCTGCTGCAACACCTGAACAAGTTTTGAACCCGGGGCGCCCTGCCCCACAACCTGGAGAAAACCATGAACGCAAAGACCACGCTGCGCACCATCGCAGCCTACGAAGCCAACCGCCGCCGCACAATCCTCGCGGACCTGGCCCCAAACACCATGACCCTGATCTCGGGGATGGCGTCCTACTGGAGCGAGTCCACCGAGCTGACCGTCACACAGGCGGCCACCACCCTCGACCTTGGGCTTTCGACGAGCACGGTGCACCGCACTTTGAAGGTCCTGCGCCAGCGCGGCTTGGTTGACCTCCGCACCGATGATTTTGACCAGCGGGTCAAGTACGTCACCCCGACCGCCAAGCTCCTCGACGCGCTGCACGTGATAGCCGCTCGCTGACCATGCTGATCTTGATCTGCGACCACTGCGGGCGCACGTTCGCCCCAGACGAAGGCCTATTGCCGGGTGGCGAATGCCCGGCAGAGGACTGCCCATCCAACGACACCGAAGGAGAAGACGAATGCTGCTGATTGAAACCCTGGCCCGCCGGGCGACCAACCCGAAAAACCTAGCCGATCGACTCGACGCCCTAGTTGCGCTCAAGGAGCTGCTCGACGACATGACCGCTGTTCGCGAGACCCACGCTACCGCCGTTCAGGCGGCTCAGGATGAGTACAACGATGACGGCATCGAGATCGACGACGACCCGCTCTTGAGTGTGGGAGACAACGGCGTGTGGGTGTCCGCATGGGTGTACGTCCAGACCGACCCCGACTTGCCCAAGCCCCCGCCAGGCTACTCCGCCGAGGAGCTCGAGCGCGACAACCCCTACAACCAATGGATGCACGAATGAACAAGTTTTACATGGTCATTGGCCGCATGGCCGGCGACGACGAAGACACCGCACTGGCGATCTGGGCCGACTCATCGGACACCGCATGCGACCAGTTCCGCCAACTTATGTGGGCCCCAGAGGGGTGCACCCCCAAAGAGATCCAGGAACTAGAAAGCTCCGAGCAAGGCGTATTTATCACCCACGTCCTGTTCTCCGAAAGCCCCATCAACCAACAGAGGTACGAATGAAACGACTCTACTTTGCCTTTCTCCCACTGACCTACAAGCGCGAGGGCGGTGTCTGGTGGTTCAAAGACCTGGCAGCCCCTGAGCTGCAGTCCACCATCGACGCAATAGAACCCGTGTGCACCGCGTTGCGGGTGTCTGACGAGTTCCCTGCGCACACGCTGCGCGACATCAAACCGCCGGCCGACGCGCTGGTCATCAAGTGAGGTAACTATGCCCGGAGCCGTCATCTACAAGGGTCGGTCACTGATCGACGACGGCCCCATCGCAGCGATCGCTGTGTGGGGCAGCACCAACACCAAGACCGGCGACATGCTGCAGGTCTACATCCTGCGCACGGACATGCATCCGATTGATGCCAACCGCACCGGTGCCGACGTCAGCATCTGCGGCGACTGCCCCCACAAGGGCGTGCCCACCGACAAGCCATCCGGCCTGGCCGCGCAGCGCGCATGCTACGTCACGATGACGCAAGGCCCCAGCCAGGTGTGGAAGTCATGGCTGGCTGGGCGGTACGCTGACGCCACCAGCGAAAGTAGACAAGCTGCAGTGGGGGCAGGCCGGTTCGTTCGCATCGGCGCCTACGGCGACGGCGCGGCAGTGCCGCCCATCGTGTGGGTAAACCTGCTGCAGCACTCACTGGGGCACACGGCCTACTCGCACACCCGCGGGCTGGCCCACCCCCACATCTACATGGCGTCGGTCGGATCCCTCGACCAGGCCAACGCCGCATGGCGCGACGGCTATCGGACGTTCCGCGTAGTTGCCGACACCACGGCACTGCAGCCCAACGAAATCGTCTGCCCGAACGAGACGCGAGGGGTTCAGTGCCGCGACTGCATGCTGTGCGGCGGCGCCAAGGTAGCCGCTAAATCCATCGTCATCACTGCCCACGGCTCGGGCAAGATCCATTTTCTCAAGAGGACCTCATGATTATCCCCAACATGCCATACATCAAGACCAACACGGTCAAGTACACCCACCGCACCCGCTCGGGCCTCCCAGCCCGGATTCTCTGCACGGACTTCGGGGATTCCTTGCGACCGGTGCTCGCTGCCGTACAACACAGCGACGCATCCGAGTCCCTCGTGTTCCTCCTGGCGAACCTGAAAGTATCTGCCGGCACCGATTCGCATTACGACCTCTTCGAGCGCACCCCCTGGGATGATGTCGCGGTGGACACGCCAATCTGGGTTTGCGACTACAAAGGCAGCCCGAGCCGGTGGGCCCCCCGGCACTTTGCCAAGTACGAAGGCGGCGTGGTGTTCACTTGGCTGGATGGCACGACAAGTCACACGGGCGACGGCGAGCAGCTAGTCGCTTGGGATCACGCTACCCTTGAGGACCCCAACAAACCGCCGTTTAAGCACGGCGTCTGAAAGCACTACATGAAACAGATCGACGACCTGACCCAGACCTTCACCGACATTCTCAAGGACGTTCGCGAGGTTCTCAAGCCTGGCGTCCAGCAGGCAGACCGCACTCGCATGGGCGACACGATTGACCGCTTCATCGATCTGCTGGCCGCCCAGGGCACCGAAGAGCCCGGAGAGCCCGACGAAGGCACCCCCAACGACTTCCGCGAGGACGTAGCAGAGGGCGAAATCGAGCCTGAGAATATGTAAGACCGAGCGCCCCAAAATAGGGGCGCCTTTATGTATAATTCATCACAATTCACAAAGGACGCCATGCAACTCGAACACACACCATGCCGGGTTTATACATACCGTGGGTTCACCGCGGTCCCACACCACATCAAGCGAAACGTGTACGTCATTCCAGGCGGGGCTGAGGTCTCCCTGGCCCAGCTCGAGCGCATTGAGGCGCCGTACACCACCCTCAGTCTGTGGGTTCGCCCCTGGGCGGTTGCGGCCAACTTGCAGAGGGCGAAGTGATGCTCGGCATGTTCTCCAAGCCGACGCCAGAACGGCTGGCCGCCGACGAACTACAGGAGGCCCGCAGGCAGCTGCTTGCCTGGCAGACCGAACACGACAACGCCCACTGCCGCGTGTCGTACTACGAATCCAAAATTCGCCGATTGACGGCGTTTCTCGCCAAGGAAAATTATGATCCAGAACAACATCGTTGAGCAGCTTGACGCGCTGGCCGACCGCATCGAAGAGCGCCTCGAAAACTTGTCGCTCGTCTACAAAATGCCGCACTTGCCGCCAGCCGTTGGCGCGGTGGTTACTGTTGACAGCTGCACGAGCGCACTGCTGCAGATGCTGCGCGCCGCGATGCCTCGCGGCGGTGATGACGAGCTCTCCGAGTTCCAACACGAGCTGCTCGAAAAAGCCACCCAGGTCGCGACCTCGTGCGTCTCATCGGTCATGGAAAACATGATTTGCGTGCTCGCCCCGACCGACGAAGAGAAGCTGGCCGCCGACATCCTGCGCATCATCCAAATGCGCCACACGCTGCAAGCTGAAATCCTCCGAGGCGCCACATGAACCTTCCGCTGCACGAACCTCGCTGCAGCCCTGACCAGCCAGGGGACTTTTGCCGGCGATGCGCCCGGTACGTAGGCCACCCCTGGCAGGTCATTGGTGTCGGCACACCCCAGGTGCGAATCCTGGGCCCCTGGTCCCCGACGTGCATGCGCGTCGCCATCGATCCGAAAGGAAAACCATGAGCAAAACAACGCAACCCGAATCGCCGCGGCGATGCTGCGACCACGACTGCAACCAAGGCGATGACTGCCCGGCGTTCAACCCCATCAGTCCTGTCTGGTGTGCGATCTACTACGCCGCCGCTATCGCCTTGAGCCTGCTTCTACTGTTCACCATCGTCAATGCCTGCTGGGGTGCTGCATGAGCAGAGCCAACAACGGCGGGCCGGCGTTTCCGGTCGGTAGCGGTGACATGCGCGACCCAACGGGTATGACCCTGCGCGACTACGCCGCCATCAAGGCCATGCAGGGATACTTGACCCATGATGTCGTGGCAAACCAGTCAAACGAATTGATTGCCACATGGGCCTACCAAATGGCTGACGCCATGCTTCATGCAAGGGGGGCAGCATGAACACACAGCAATCCAAAGCCCTGCGACTGGCCAACGACAACGAAATATGCGCGCTGGCTTGGCCTAAAAACAGCATAGCGCACAAGATCCACCAGGACACAGCCGCCGAGCTGCGCCACCTGCACGCCGCTAACCTCGACTGCATGGAATGGTACGAGGCAGTCAAAAGTGAGCGCGACGAGCTACTGGAGGCGCTGAAAGCTATGGTCGCGTTAGACGAAGATCAGCATCAGAGGCATCAAGGCGACGAGGATGTTTGCCGGGAAGTACAGCAGGCCCGCGCCGCCATTGCAAAAGCAGGAGGTGCAGCATGAGCACACACCAACCGGAAGTCATGAAATGGGCCGTCTATCTTGAGGGGTTCTTCATTAGTGAGGAGGTGAGCGCATCGACGGCAAGAAAAATTGCTGCTGAGCTGCGCCGCCTTCACCAGCAGGAACTGGCGCTGATCGAGTGGCTTGACAAGACCGAGTGGGTCCAGGCATCCATCCAGGCAAAAGAGCTCGGCCAGCATCGTGCGGATGTCATCAAACAGCGGCTCGACCTCGTGACTGGCCAGCGCGATGAGCTGCTGCATGCGGCAAAGCGGATGCAAGCCTGGGTCTTGGTGCTACTGAACCACCTGGACGTCGAACTGGACAGCTTCGAGATGGAGCTGTCCAACTCAAAGACGGGGGACTCTGTAACTCTCAGTCTGAAAGAGTATTTTGACGAAGCCAGCGCCGCCATTGCCAAAGCCACCAAGGAGGGAGCATGAGCCGGTACGACAAGATCGACAGCCTGATCGTTCAGGCGATCAAGAGCGGAAGCAGCACGCTCCTGTGGATCTTTCGCGGGGTCGTCAGAGCCGAGGCAGACAGGCTGCACGAGGAAGACCGGAAAGTTCGCAAGCACGACGCAAGGTCGGCCATCCTATTTGTCCACTCCCGCCTGCAGGCGCTGCGCAAGCGCGGCCTGATCGTCCACGTCAGGGGCTGGGGCTGGCGCGCGCAGGAGGCAGCATGACCCAGCGGCACACGCCAGGGCCGTGGCGCACGGTGCCGTTCATTTGCCACGGATCACGCATCGGGATTCAGGATGCAGACGGGAAGTGGGTCGGCGAGGAAGGCTACCAAGAAGTGCATCACATCCCACGGTTCAGCCCGGCGCACGCGCGCCGCATCGTGGCTTGCGTCAACGCCTGCGAGGGCTACGAAACCGAAACGCTGGAAACCGTCAACCTGATCGAATCGGCGTATGCCGCCAATGGGCGTGAGTTTGAGCTGACGCGCCAGCGCAACGAGCTACTGGAGGCACTGAAATGGACGACGACAATGGACGCAGATCAAGATGATGATGGATGGGAGCAGGTTCATGACGCCATCGACAGGGCGGAAGGTGGTGCAGCATGAGCGCCGCCATCGCCGAAATCACAGGGGAACCCAAATGAACTGCCCGGCCCGGGCAATCAGCACTCACCAAGGCCGGGTTGCCGCGTCAGTTGACCCGCGTGTTGGTGTTCGTGTTGACCGGGTTCGCCGTGAGCGTGCCTGCGCCGATGTTGATCGCCTGGTTGGTAGCGCGGATGCTCTGCACGGCGTCGTTGAGCAGGCCGAACATGTTGTTGAACTGGGCCTGCTGCTGGGCCTGCTGCTGCGCCTGGTTGACCGTCTGGGTGACCGTGATCTCGTTGTCGCGGGCGCGGCGGTTGGACCGCTCGTCGCTGCGCAGCTCGATGATGGCCGCATTGGCTTCGGCCAGCTGGCGGTTCAGCGTGGCTTCGTACTGGGCCGTGATGAGCGCCCGGGTGCGGTCTCCGTCGGCAGTGATGTTCTGCGACAGCGCGTATCGGTTCTCCAGCGTGGTCTTCTCCAGGCCGTTGAGCTGCTGCGCGAGCACCATAGCCATGGCGTTCACGGCCTCCTTGGTGCTGTCGACGCGGGCGGCCAGCGAGGACGCCACGTTGTTGAGCTGGGAGACGATGCCCGCAGACTGCGCAGCTTGCGAGGCTTCCATGGCAGCCGTGGAGACGGCGACCGCCTTGTCCACCTGGCCGATACCGGCCATGAGGTCCATGTTGGCCTGGTTCTGCTCCGGGGGGTTGCGCAACACAGCACCACCGACCACACCGTCGGCGCCGTTGCCGCCGAACAGGCCGCCATTACCCTGGCGCAGCAGCGAGCCGAGGATCAAACCGCCGATCAGGCCGCCGCCACCGCCGCCACCGAACAGACCACCGCTGTCGCCGCCACCCTTGGTGGCCATCGACATCAACATCGGGCCCAGCCCGTCCATACCAGAGGATTCAGCCATAGCAAACTCCAAAACCACTGCCACATCGGCAGCCAGAACATTTAGCACTAAAGCAATTCAAAACGCATTAGGGTAAACCCGCACAAGGAGAAGAAAATGAGCCTACTTTCCGCAGCCGCCGACGACGAGGACGGCGACACCATCAACGCCCTGCGCGTCGCAGTCCAGCAGGCGTGCGACTGGATTTCCGAGGAGCCCAGCCGCCGGCCGATCAGCGCTGGCCACTTGCTCGCCATCCTCACCAATGCGCTGGCCGCCGCGCCGCTGCTGCCGAGCGACCATTGCGAGCAACACCTCGACATGGTGCCGGCGGTGCCTACGGCGTCCATGATGAACGAATGGTGCGACGCGGAGTGCGCCGCCTCCCCACATCTGCACCAGTCTGATGCGATGAAAGCTGGATACCGCGCCATGCTCGACGCCGCGCCGCAGCCGCCAACTGCCGAGGATTCCTCGGTGGTTGTTCAGCCGCAAGGCGAGCAAAAGCCGGTAGGAGAAGCTGGGCCAATGCCCGTTGCAAAGGGCTTCACGATGGCCTGCTTCCCTGCAAGTGACGTTCCTGTTGGTACCAAACTCTACGCCGTGCCGCAGCCCAAGCGCGAGCCGCTGACGGATGAGCAGATCGCAGAAGTCCTGATAGATGAGACAAACGGGCGATCTACCGGAATCGGATTCAAGACCCTACGCGCTTTTGCCCAAGCCATCGAGCGCGCCCACGGGATCAGGGGTGAGGCATGACACCGATTGAGTTCCCGGCTGGCGTCGGTAGCTGGCCGAAAATCGTGATGGCCGAGCACATCGAGACCATCGAGCGCAACCCCTACGATAGCGAGCAGTGCGTCTTGGTGCTGACCAGCAAGCGTCGCATCGACATCGGATGCACACCCCAAAAGGCCGCGCAGATGATCCGCACTGCAACCGGGGGTGAGGCATGAACACACAATGCAAAGGCTGTGCAATGCACTGGAACGCAGGAAGAAGGCATCCTGGTCCCGGCTTGAAAAAGTACAACGACTGGTGTTGTGCAAGAGGCGGTCCAGCAAACGTCGGATGGTGCAAGACCCATAACGCAAAAGTACTGCCTGCTAACGCACACAAGATTGGGGGTAACGCATGACCCGAGATGACACCATCCGCATGGCGCGGGAAGCCGGGTTCAGAGAGCCTAACCCTCACGACGGCTGCCTGGGGCTGGCATACGACTACCGCGACGGCACGGATACAGGTGCAAGTCTTGAGCGCTTCGCCGCCCTAGTCGCCGCTGCCGAGCGCGAAGCGTGCGCAATAACCGCGTGGTCGGCAGGCATGGATGCGCACAATGCCGCACGAGGTCTTCCATGTGATGCGCGAGACGTTGGATCAAAAGCAGCATCAGCCATCCGAGCAAGGGGCGAGCCAGCAACACGCGAAGAGCGGCGTGCGCACGACGAGCGCTATCTGCAGGCAACGGTCGAACAGACCAGGACTGGTAGGTTCGCATGACCACCCAGCCCATAACACTCGAGCAGCTGGCGCGCCTGTATGGCGCGCGCAACGCGGCCAACGCCGACATGTCTGCGGCCCTGCGTGTGGGCGGACCTAGGCGTGTTGCAGAGGCCAAAGCCGCCGCAGGAAAGCTCAACATCGCCTACGAGGCGGCACGCAAGGCGTACAAGCGCCAGCAGAAAGCCGCAAACCATGCTGCGCAAATTAGTTTTTACCTAGATGCACTGGAGAACCAAAAATGATACTGAATGTCAAGAAGACTCACCCCGATGCGGTTTTGCCACACTATGCCACCAGTGGCGCTGCCTGCCTCGACCTTCATGCGGCCACGGTGACTGGCCCACTGCTGCCCGGCAATGCTGTTGTTGTGGGCACAGGCATGGCCTTCGAGATCCCGCATGGGTATGTCATGCTGGTGTTCAGCCGTTCAGGCCACGGGTTCAACCACGACATCCGCCTGGCCAACTGCGTTGGCGTGATCGACAGTGACTATCGGGGTGAGGTCATGCTGAAACTGCGGAACGACCGTTCTGCTGAAGACGAACGCCCGGCAATCGCGATTCGCCCTGGCGATCGTGTGGCCCAGGCCATGATCATCCCAGCACCTAACGTCGATCAGATTCGGGTGGTTGATGAGCTCAGCAGCACCGAGCGCGGTGCCGGCGGCTTTGGAAGCACTGGAGCGTGACCATGGCTACTAGCAAACGCCCTCGCAAGAAGTACCGCCCCCAGCCGTCGATGCTGGCCAACCCGCTCGAGTATGTGCTTGATGGGTTTACCCCGCTGACGCAGCAGTCTGACTACGTCGCGAAGTGGGAGCTGCAGGTTCACACTTCCCTGGACTCCTTGCTCCGGGGCACGGGCACACCACGGGATATGTCCGTCATGATTGGAACTCAGTCGCTTTGCGCTGCGGTTCTGGCCAAGCTCAAGCGCGGCGTCGAGTATGTCGACGTGCTGGCCGAAGCACACCAGGCCATTGCGGCGCTTGCAGACCGCTACCCGGCAGAGAAACAATACGTATGCCGGACCAACGAGGGCGAGGCGCTGCGCACATTGGTGGAGCTGCTGGAAGCCTACATCGACACGCTGTCCGTGCGTGACATGGAGCAAGTCCGGGCGGTCGCACTGCGCAACATGCGCGGCGTGGTGTCCAACAATGGGCAGCCGACAGGAAACACCCGGATTCCGGGTATGGGGGTGCGAGTGTGACACGCGACGACACCCGAGCAAGGGGCCGCCATGCGATGCCCTGACTACAAATGCGGCGGCGCTACACGCGTGATCGAAACTTTCCCAGACGTGGAAGAGACCCACCGCCTGCGGGTCTGCAAAGTCTGCGGTGCGAAATTCTTAACCCAGGAAACCACGACCCCGATGAATTACCTCTCCCAGCTGCGACACGACAAGGAAGTGCGCTACGGGCGGATAAAGTAAGGATCAATGTGAACATCAAAGTCAACACCGCGCGCACTGCGGCGGTCGCCCAGGACCATTTCTGGATCGACGTGAAGCGCACACCGCCGCCGGTAGGCGTCAAGCTGCTGCTCATCGACAAGCGCCTCGGCAGCGCCTGCCTGGGCACATACAGCAAGCACCACGGGTTCACCCACTGGCAAGCACTGCCAAAATTCAAGGAGTCAGAAGCATGAAGCAATATGTAGCGCTCATCGAGCGCATCCTCAACGAAGGCGAGCACCGGTACGATCGCACCGGCGTGGGCACCACGGCCGTTTTCGGTGGCAGGATCGAGTTCGACCTGCGCGAGCGGTTCCCCCTGGTTACCATCAAAGAGACCCGCTGGAAGGCGGCGTTCCTGGAGATGCTGTGGTTCTTGCGCGGCGAGCCCACCACCGAGTTCCTGCACGCACACAACTGCAAGCTGTGGGACGCCTGGGCGGACAAAGACGGACTCGTCGGGCCGATTTACGGCGTCAACTGGAGGCGCTGGGGTGGGGTCACCAGTGACGGCCGGCAGGTCTGGGTTGACCAGATCAGGAAACTGATCCAGGGCATCAAGACGAATCCGCAGGGCCGGCGGCATCTGGTCAGCGCGTGGAACGTCGCGCAGCTCGATGAGATGGCCCTGCCCCCATGCCACTGGGCGTTCCAGTGCTATGCCAGCAACGACGGCCACCTGGACATGCAGGTCCAGCAGCGCAGCTGGGACGTGGCACTCGGCGCGCCGTTCAACATCGCGCAGTACGCCCTGCTGCTGCACCTACTGGCCCGCGCCACCGGCCGCCAGCCACGGCGCCTGGCCTTCTGCTACGGCGATGCGCACATCTACTCGAACCACCTGGACGCCATGTGGCATGTGGCCCGGAGATGTCGTCGAGAGGGCGACGCCCCGACCCGCCTGGTGATCGGCACAGCCAACACCGACATCGACGGGTACAAGATCGAGGACTTCGATGTCGCCGACTATGTGCACAACCCCTTCGTAAAACTGGAGATCGCAGTATGACCACCCCCGAGTTCACCACGGACCCCAAAGAGCTGGCGCTCATGGCCTGCAAAGCGATGCTGCGCCAGCAGCCAGTGCGCATGGTGCTGCCGGAAGGCTGGGAGCGCCCGGATTGCTTCCCACTGCCGATCAAGGCTGACAAGGATTCGCCGGTGCGCGAGTACCGCCCGCTTGCTGTGCTCGAGTGGGTCAACGACCAACTGCGGACCAAGGCTGCGACATGAGCGAAATTGACCGCACTCGCATGCTCGAGATCCAGCTGCTGATCGCCAGCAAGGCGCTGGCGATTGCCCGGGCTATGGCCCTGCACGTCCTGGACAGCCGCCTCGACCTGGCTTTCGGGGAGGCAGAGCGTTTCGCAGAAGCCACAGAGAACATGTGGGGGCCTGCGTGAACCCGGCGATGCTCAGTCGGCGCAGCGATACCGCCACGCAACGCCTGATCATCGCTTTGTTGCGCGACAGCGGGGCTATGATACAGGCTGAAATATGTAGCGCGCTCGGTCTGCACCGCAACACGGTGTATCGGGTGCTTGGGCGACTCCACAAGAGCCGCGTGGTGTTCATCGAGAGCTGGGTGCACCCGGCTTCGAGCAACACGCTAACCAGGTCCTGGGATCTACGGACCGCAGAGAAGCAAAGCGATGCCACCCGCCCGAAGCCCAAGGTTCGGGCGGCGATCAACCAGGACTATCGAGATCGGCACAAAGCGCGGCTGGCAGCACGCCGCAGCGTGGAGCGCGCAGATGAACCCAACATTTGGAGAGGATTACTATCATGACACCCAACGACAAGCCCAGCATCAAACCCACCGCACCCGACGTGGTCGCCCACCCGCTTTATCGCGTCTTCGTGGCAGCCCTCGAGCAGGCCATGTATGGCAAGGGTGAGCGCCACGGCGGCGCCCAAACTGCATTCACCGAGCAGCCCTGGACCCACTACGCCAAGATGCACGGCCGCGGTTTCCTGACCGGCCAGGCCGCCAAGAAGCTCGAGGAGGCTGCCAGCACTCGCAACGGCCCAGCATTCGAGCAAGAGGTGCTGGGTGCCATCGTCTACTGCGGCATGGCGGTGCTGCGCGAGCGCGGAGAAGCATGACCGTGACTGGCAAGAAAGACCCGCGCCTCGAGCGCGCCGGCGTGGATGGTTACAACAAGCCCAAGAAGACGCCAGGCCACCCCACCAAGAGCCACGTCGTCGTGGCCAAGGAGGGCGACAAGGTCAAGACCATCCGGTTTGGCCAGCAGGGCGTCTCCGGATCGCCGGATGGCAGCAAGCGCAACGAGGCATTCAAAGCCCGTCATGCGGACAACATTGCCAAGGGCAAGATGAGCGCGGCTTTTTGGGCCAACAAGGTAAAGTGGTAATTTTGACACGCAAAGGAGCTGACATGAACAGCATCATCAGTATCGAGCAAGCGCCCAATGGTTACATCGTTCGGGGGGAGCTGGGCGGCGGGTGGACCCCCAAAACTCTGGCCGTGTTCAACGACGTCAAAGACCTGGCGAAGTGGATCGAGGAGAACTTCCAGCTGCCGCGCGCGGAGGATGCCCTGTGAGCAAGATCACCCCCGTCTATCTCGACTTCGAGTCGTTCTGGTCCACTGAGCACACGCTCAGCAAGATGTCGCCCACCGAGTACGTGATGCACCCACTCACGGAAATCCAGTCGATCTCGATCGGCGTTGGTGATGGCGCGATCGGCGTGCTGTTTGGCGAGAAGGAGATCCGGGCCATGCTGGCCAAGATCGACTGGGCCAACGCGATGGCTATCGGCCACAACATGTCAGGCTTCGACGCGCTGATCCTGCGCTGGCGTTTCGGCATCAACCCCAAGATGTGGGGCTGCACGGCGGCCATGGCGCGTGCAGCCCACTCCAAGACCCAGGTCATGCTGGGCGGAAAACCCCTGGTCGGCGTGTCTCTCAAGAAGCTAGCCGCTGAGTTCGGCGTGGGCCGCAAGCTGGACTTCGAGGCGACCAACACCAAGGGCAAGCGTCTGGAGGACTTCACCCGGGAAGAGATGCAGGCCATGCGCGAGTACAACCGGGTGGACACCGAGCTTTGCCGCAGCCTGTTCAAGCAGCTGATCAAGGGGTTCCCCAAGCAGGAGCTGCTGCTCATCGACATGACCACGCGCATGCTGGTGGACCCGCAGTTTGAGCTCGACATGCCCATGCTCGAGGTGGCGCTATCCATGGAGCGCGACGCCAAGCACAAGGCGTTGCTGACCCTGGCCAAGGACATCCGCAAGATCAGCGGTGTGGACGTTGAGCTCGACTGGCATGACGAGGATGCCGTGGCAGAGTTCGTCCGATCCGAGATGGCATCTGCTGCCCGCTTTGGGTCGCTGTTGCAGCGCTTGGGCGTGCCGATCCCCATGAAGCAGTCCAAGACCGACCCGGACAAGGACATCCCCGCACTGGCCAAGACTGACGAGGAGTTCATCAAGCTCCAGGACCATTCGGACCCGGTGGTGGCGGCAGCTGCGCGGACCCGACTGCAGGTCAAGTCGACCCTGCTTGAGACCCGCCTGGAAGCGTTCATGAAAGCAGGCAAATGCGTGGGCGGCATGCTGCCGGTACCCCTGAAATACGCTGGCGCAGATACCACAGGGCGCTGGAGTGGCGAGCAGTACAACTGCCAGAACCTGCCGCGGATCAACCCCAAGGTCCCCAAGGCCAGCGATGCGCTGCGCAACAGCCTGCGCGCGCCCAAGGACCACAAGGTGATCGTGTCGGACTTGTCCGGCATCGAGCTGCGCGTCAACATGTTCTTGTGGAAGGTCCAGTACGCCATGGACCTGTTCAAGGCGGACCCCGAGAAGGCCGACCTGTACCGCTACTTCGCATCGAACAACTTGTTCCGCGTGCCGGAGCATGAGATCACGAAAGATCAACGTCAAGTCGGCAAAGTTTCTCATCTTGGCTTGGGTTTTGGCGCGGGCGCGGCGACGTTTCAGAAGGTCGCCAAGCTCATGGGCAGCATCGACATGCCTCTATACCCGACCGAGGGTATGGGTATCTCGGCGTCCGAGACTGTCGATGCATACCGGGCGGCGCACCCAGAGATCGCCAGAGGGTGGAAGGCCGCGCAGGCCAGCCTGCCCAACATCATGCAGGGCATCGAATCCAGCATCGATCCGTGGGGCATGTGTGTCACTGAGAAGCACGCGGTGCGGCTGCCGTCCGGCCGGCGCATCCACTACCCGGACCTGCACAGAGAGGTCGGCACCAACGGCAAATCGGAATGGTGGTACGGCAATGGACGCACTCGGGCTCGGATATACGGGCCAAAAATGGTGGAAAATCTGGTCCAGGGGCTGGCGCGCGACGTGATCGCCGAGCACATGGTCAAGTTCTACCAGGCCACAGGACTGACGCCAGCACTCACGGTCCATGACGAACTGGTTATGGTCGTCCCAGAGGGCGAAGCCGAGGATCTGCTGGCGCAGCTGCAAGGCATCATGCGCTCCGGCGTGAGCTGGTGGCCGGAGTTAGTCACCTGGTCGGAAGGCGGCGTAGGAGATACTTATGGCGCGGTAAAGTAAAAGTGGCTACAATGCCACTATGGACCACGCAAGTAACGAAAACTGGAAGCAAGCTCCTGGGCCGCACGGACAAAACTACGAAGTGTCTGATTTTGGTCGCGTGCGCAATGGGGCCACAAGAAAAATCCTGACGCCTATGATGACCGGCCCTCGACGTCAAGGGGGCCAAACAGCCAAGGTCCGGTTTAGCACCACCCCAAGAGTGGACTGGTCCGTAGCCGACCTTGTGCTTACCTGTTTTGTCAGCCCAAAACCAGCAGGGTGCGTCGCCATGCATATGGACGACAACAAGCTCAACAACGCGCGGGGCAACCTTCGGTGGGGGACGCACCGACAAAATGCTGTAGACATGGCTATGAAAAGCCGTGGTGGGGGGCAGAAAGTCAACGTCGAGCAGGCGCGCGCTATCGTCGAGCGACGAACTCTTGGCGAGAGCGGCGCCAAGCTGGCTAGAGAATTCAACATCTCTCCGCAGCGTGTGTGCGACATCTTCAAAGGCCGGACAAGTATTCTTTAATCGGACCCCCGACATGCTACAGTCGGTGGCATCACAAGCACCCGCCCCAATAGCCACATTGCGCTCCTGGGGCGCCTTCCTATGGAGAGACACATGGCAACCATTCCAGCCTGGACGTACAGCCAGTTGGACACGTTCGAGTCGTGCCCTCGCAAGTTCTACCGAACCAAAGTTGCGCGCGACGTCATTGAACCCCCCACCATCCACACCGAGTGGGGCACCCGAGTTCACACCGCCATGGAGCACGCCGTGCAAGACGGCACCCCGCTGCCTGATGGCATGAGCCAGTGGCAAGGTATCGCCGACAAGCTGGCGGCCCTGCCAGGCACCAAGATGTGCGAGCAGCGCTTTGCCATCGGCCGAGACTTTCAGCCTGCGGACTGGAAGCAAGCCTGGTCGCGCGGCATCGGCGACCTGGTGGTCATCAACGGCAAGTACGCCATCGCGGCGGACTACAAGACCGGCAAGCGCAAGCCGACCGAGCAGCTCGACCTGTACGCGGCCTACACGTTCCACCACTACCCTGAGGTGGAGTACGTCCACACGGCGTTCGTCTGGCTCAAGGAAAAGCGCATCGACTGGAACGTCAGCAAAGCGGACAAGAAGCCGTTTTCTCGCGACGAGGTTCCTGTCATCTGGCAGAACCTGCTGCCGCGTGCCGCACGCCTGGAGTCTGCCTACGAGCGAGACAAGTGGCCGGCAAAAACCTCCGGGTTGTGCAAAGCCTGGTGCCCGGTCACGGACTGCGAGTTCAACGGTCGGAGGAACGCATGATCCCGAACGCCCTGATGCGCAACATGAGCGACGAGGAATTGGAGCGCGCCCTTTATTGCGCGGCCGACGTGCCTCCAATAGCGGCGGAGCTGGCACACCGACTGGTCGCCGCCACAGACGCACTGACCGCTGCAGAGGACGAGCTTCGCACCGCAGAGGCGGTTCCAGAGTACGACTGCCCCTACTGCGATGGGGAGTACGACTGATGGCCAAGACCCCAGAAGGCATCGTCAAAGATGCGGTAAAAAAAGCGCTTGCAGCACACCATGTGCTGCCGTTTACCGAGATCGCCAGCAACAAGCACCCTGAAGCTGTGGGGGCCTACTACATGCCTGTGGCGGGCCCATTTTCAGTTCACGGGGTCCACGACTTCGTCGGCTGCTGGTCGGGTCGCTTTTTTTCGATCGAGACCAAGGCCCCCAAAGAGCTGGTCGATGAGACCATTCACCAAGGGCGTTTCCGAGTAGCCTTCACCCAGGCCGGCGGCATCTCCATGACCGGGGTTCGCGACGGCCCTGCCGCTGTCGCAGCCATCGCCGCCGTCGTCAACCAAGGAGTTCAGCATGCCAAAGTCCACACCGCGAAAACTTGAGTACCAGCGCAGCTACAACGCCCGCCCGGAGGAGGTGGCCAAGCGAGTCAAGAACAACGCCGCGCGCCGCGAAGCCATTGCTGACGGTCGAGCTCGAGTTGGCGACGGGAAAGACGTCGCCCACAAAAAATCGCTGGAGAACGGTGGCGGCAACAGCCCGGGCAACTTGAAAGTCGAGGACCGCGCCAAGAACCGCGGATGGCGCAAGGGGTCCGCCAGCTACAACCCCGACAAGAAATGACATGCTGATACACAAGAAAAAGAAGGCGGTCATCCTCAAGTTGCGATCCACGGCAAAGGTCACAACGGTCATCCCGACGGCCAAGACCTTCAAGCACCAGGGGGCCGAGTTGGTGGCCGTGCCGCATCGCCCGGATGAGACCCGGGTGCTGCGCAACCTAGGGTTTGATGTCCCAGATCCTATGCCGATCCACTACGATTGGCCCCGAGTCAGCGGCCGGTACGACCCGTTTGCCGCGCAGCGGGAGACAGCCTCGTTTCTGGCCATGCACTCTCGCGCGTTCTGCCTCAACGACATGGGGACTGGCAAAACCAACAGCGTGCTCTGGGCCTACGACTACCTGCGCAGGGTACGGCAAGCGTCAAAAATGCTGGTGGTGTGCCCGCTGTCCACCATGGAGCGCACCTGGGCGGACTCGGTGTTCCAGACCTTTGCCCACCTGGACTGCGCCGTGCTCTATGGCAGCCGCGAGCGCCGGCTCAAGCTGCTCAAGCAGGATGTGCACATCTACATCATCAACATCGACGGCCTGTCGATCATTGCGGACGAGCTGGCCAACAGGCCTGACATCAACGTGATCACCGTGGACGAGCTGGCCCTGGCCCGCAACTCCAGCACCACGAGGTGGAAAACGCTCAACGCCATCTGCAACAAGCAGAGCACCCGCCGAGTCTGGGGGTTGACTGGGTCTCCGACACCAAACTCCCCAACTGACGCCTGGGCGCAGTGCAAGCTGATCATCCCCGAAGGCACCTCGGTGCCCAAGTTCTACGGACACTTCCGGGACCGTGTGATGCGCCAAATCACGCAGTTCAAGTGGATTGCCCGGCCTGAGGCCAACGAGGTGGTGCACGCCATGATGCAGCCGGCTATCCGGTTTTCACTGGACGATTGCACCGATCTGCCCGAGCAGACCTTCATCACCAGGGAAGTCGAGCTGAGCAAAGAGCAAGCTGTGGCCTACCGCGAGATGCTGTCCAAGCTGTCGGCGGAGGTGGCCGGCGGCCAGATCCTGGCTGTCAACGAAGCTGTGAAGGTCGGCAAGCTGATCCAGATTGCCTGCGGCGTGGCCTACGACACGAACGGGGACTCGGTGGTGATCCCAGCGAAACCGCGCATGGACGTCCTCAAGGAAGTCATCGAGCAGTCCGAGGGGAAAGTGATCGTGTTCGTGCCACTGACCGGCGCCCTGGAGTCCGTGGCGCAAGAGCTCAGCAAGCAATGGACGGTTGAGGTGGTGCATGGCGGGACGAGCAAGGCCGAGCGCGACATAATCTTCGGGGACTTTCAACGCATGGCTGACCCCAGGGTCCTGGTGGCCAACGCCGCCACCATGAGCCACGGACTGACCCTGACGGCCGCCACAACGATCGTTTGGTACGCCCCGGTCAACTCGAATGAGGTCTACCAACAGGCGTGCGCCCGAGTGCGCCGGCCAGGCCAGACACGAACCACCGTGATTGTCCACATCTGCGGCACCGATATCGAGCGCAAAGCCTACAAGCGCTTGGCCAACAAGGAGTCCATGCAGGGCCTGCTGCTGGACATGATGAAAGACCGCCCAGAAATAGTTTGAAAGGAGCTTGCCCGACACGATTAGTTCATGTATATTCAACACACCGCAACAGGAGCAGACAGTGAAAATTTCAGAAGCCGTCGAGATCTATATCAAGATGCGCGACAAGAAGGCGCAGATGAAAGCCGCCTATGAGGCGTCCGTGGCACCGCTCACCGAGAAGATGAACAAGCTGGAGGCGAAGCTGCTGCACATCTTCAACGAGACCGGTATGGACTCTGTGAAGACGCCGCTGGGCACCGCCTATACCAGCACCCGCACATCGGTGTCGATCGCCGATCGTGATGCGTTTACCAACTTCGTCAAGGAGACTGGCGATTTCAACATGCTGGAGCTGCGACCCAGCCGCACAGCAGTACCTGAGTTCGCCGACATGAACGGCGGCGAACTGCCACCCGGCATCAACGTGAGCATCACACGCACGGTCAACGTGCGCCGCTCGTAATAAACTCAACCCTCCTACCAGGATCAACCATGGCTAACATCATTCCTTTCGACAGCACCAAGAACCTGCCTTCCTTCCTCAAGAAGGTCGACGTCGCCGCCCTCAACAACGACCTGACCGCCCACGCCGGCGGTGGTTTCCCGGTCATCTCCATCAAGGGCAAGGCATTTGCTGTGGTGCGTGACGGTGAGCGCGAGATCCTGCGCAACCCGAAAGACCCTGAAGCCGCGGCTACCAGCCTGGACCTGGTGCTGATCAAGGCGAACAAGGGCACTTCCAAGGTGTTCTACATCAAGGGCTACGACAAGGACAGCGAAGGCCAGAAGCCGGACTGCTACTCCAACGATGGCATCACCCCGGGCGCTGACTCTCAAAACAAGCAGGCATCCAAGTGCGCGACCTGCAAGCACAACCAGTGGGGGTCGCGCGTCACCGAGAAGGGTGCATCCAAGGGCAAGGCCTGCTCCGACTCCGTTCGCATCGCCGTGGCACCTGCCGGCCAGATCAACGACGCCATGCTGCTGCGCGTGCCGCCGGCATCCATCAAAGCCCTGGGCGAGTATGGCCGTGTGTTGGCAAAACGCAACGTCGGCTACAACATGGTCGTGACCAAGGTCTCGTTTGACATGGAGGCCGAGAGCCCCAAGCTGATGTTCAAACCGGTGGGCTTCTTGGATGACGACGGCTTCGGCGAAGTCCAGGAGCTGATGGAGTCCGACCTGATCGGCAACATCCTGGGCTCCAGCCCCGACGTGGAAGTCGAAGCTGACCCGTTGGCCGGCCAAGAGCCGCCCAAGGCAAAAGCCAAGCCCGCCCCTGCGGTCGAGGAAGAGGCGGAGGAAGAAGTGGAAGCCGCTCCGGCACCGAAGCCAGCCGCCAAGAAGGCCGCCAAGCCGAAGGTCGAAACGCCTGTTGAGGACGCTGAAGAAGAGGCCCCGGCGCCCAAGCATGCTGCCAAGAAGGCTGCCAAGCCCGCACCTGTGGTCGAGGACGACATGGACTTCGATATCGACGGCATCAGCTTCGACGACTGATCCTCGGGGGCGCCTGCAATGTGCCCAGGCCTGGGGCGCCCCTACCTCCCAGAAGCCCCACAGCGGGCTTCTTTTTTTGGAATGGCAATGCGCAACTTGTCAGCAATGAACAGAACGGGGGGTTGATGTGGACACGCTAGAGTTCCTGCAGACAATCCTTCCTCAGACCGGCGTCCACTATCTGGCCGTCTTCAACGAGGGGTATAGCACCCCACTACACCTGGCGTTCGACTCGCTTGAGGCCATGGCATCGGAGATTGATCGCATCGCGGTCAACCCCAGCAAAACCCTGTACCACGCCTGCGCTTCGTACCAGCAGAGCTCGGTCATGGTGGAGCGTAACGGCAAGGAGTCCAAGAAGTACCGCGTCAAGGAGAACTGGGCGCGCGCTCAATCCCTGTGGGTGGATGTCGACTGCGGGAAAGCCAAGTTTGAAAAGGGTGAAGGCTATCTGACCAAGACAGACGCGACGAAGGCGGTCCTGCAGTTCAGCAAAAAGCTCGGCTGGCCGGCCCCGATGGTTGTCGACAGCGGCGGTGGGATACACACCTACTGGCCCATGACCAAGTCTATTTCAGCCGTCGCCTGGGTCAAGCTTGCGTCCGCACTGAAGGTAGCGCTGGCTCATGCAGGCGTGATTGCCGACCCGTCGCGCACCGCAGACTTTGCGTCCGTTCTGCGCCCGGTGGGCAGTATCAACAGGAAGGGCGGCGGCGCGCGCGCTGTGGTCGCCAAGAACCGCGCTACTGCGTCGGACCCACAAGCGCTGGCGACATCCCTGCTGGCGTACATCAAGACCCACAAAATCAAGGTGTCTGCGGAGAGCAAGCGCGAAACTCCTGCCGCCAACGACATCAACTCCGATCTGACAGGGCATACCCAGTTCCCCCAGGTCGACAGCTTCGGCAATGAGGCTGCGGACAAGTGCTTCCAGATGTCGTCAATGCGCGATACCTGCGGCGACGTGGGATATGAGCACTGGCGCGGCGTCATAGGCGTGCTGAAGTCCTGCGTGGATGGGGAATCCCTGGCGGAGGAGTGGAGCTCTCTGCGGGGCAACACAGGACACGCCCAGACCGACTGGCGCATGCGGTATGACACCTGGGCCTACGGGCCCACCAAGTGCGATTTTTTCGAGAAGTGCAACCCGAGCGGATGCGCTGGGTGCCCCGTCAAGGGGCGCGTGTCATCCCCCATCATGCTCGGGCGCGTCATCCCGATCAACGAGGAGACCGTCGAGACCGTGGTGACGGAAGACGACCAGGAGGTCGAAGTCGAGATCCCAGCCCCCGTTCGCGGCTACAGCTGGGAGGACGGATATCTTTGTCGGTGGGTCACCAACAAGGACGGGGTGTCCTCCCCCGAGCCGTTTTGCCACACTCGGTTCTACCCGACCACCCGCATCCGCACAGAGGATGGCACGTTCCGCATTGGCATCCGCATGCACATGCCGGACCACAAGGTCCGTGACTTTGAGATGCCTTACGAGTGCATGGCGTCGCAGACCGACATGCTGCGCGCGCTGGCCAAGTACGAGCTGATGCATTCCAACCACAAGAACGCAGGAGTCCACATGGCCGCCTACCTTCGCGACCAACTTGAAGACCTGAAACGCAAGGTCGAAGAAGTCAACACGCTGACCAGCTTTGGCTGGAAAGACAACGGTTCCGCATTCCTCATCGGCGACCGCCTGTACCACAAGGATGGGTCCGTGCGAAAAGTGCTGGTTGGCGGCAACGCAGGCCGGTTCACCAGCTCCATGGCCGCGCCACGCGGCTCGATCGCAGGCTATGCCAGCGGCCTGAATTTCATGTACAACCGCGCCGGCATGGAGCACTGGCAGTACGCCGTCTGCTCAGGCTGGGGTTCGGTGCTCACGCCGTTCTGCGAGGAGCTGTTCAAGGGCCTGCTGGTGGCGCTGTCTGGAGGCGACTCTGGCAAGGGCAAGACCACGGCCTGCTACGCCTCGCTGTACGCCTTCGGCGACGCCGAGAAGATGACCTTGAAGTCCAAGGAGGGTTTCACCACCAATGCACTGTGGGCCTTCCTGGGTGCCTACAACAACGTGCCGGTGCTCTTGGATGAGCTGACCAACATGGACGGCGCCATGTTCAGCGACGTAGCCTACGGCGTTTCTCGTGGTGAAGAGAAGGTCCGCCTGCAGTCGAAGGGTGGCAGCGTTGGGTTTGCCAACACCATCCAGTGGCGCATGTCCCCGTTCGTCACCGGCAACAAGGACTTCCACGGCCTGCTGGCTACGACCCAGGCCAACTCGCAGGCGGAGGCCGTGCGGCTGATCCAGATCAACGTCGACCGGTACCCAGTGGTGCGACTGCACGCTGACGCGCAGGTCGAAGCGGAGATGGTCCACCAGGCGGTTGACGCCATGAAGGCCAACAGCGGCGCCGCAGGCGATGCCATGATGCGCTACGTGGTAACCCACCAGCGTGAGCTGACTGACATGATCCGCGAGACCATGGGGGCTTTGACCCACTACCTGCCGGGCACCAAGTACCGCTTCTACCGCAACCACGGCGCCTGCACGATCGTCATGGCCAAGGTGGCCAAGGACCTCGGCATCATTGACTTCGACCTGCAGCGCCTGTTCGAGTTCACGGTTACCCTGCTCACGCAGCTGGCCGAGAGCGTCAACGAGACCAACACCGTTTCGATGGAGGACGCGTTCAGCCGCATGATGGCCACGCTGGCGAGTCGCGTGGTGGTGACCTCCGAGTTCCGCGACAAGCGCCACAAGAGCGGTCCAGAGACGCCGCGCAACCGGGTTATAGGCGAGATCGCCGGGCGGTATGTGCTGGGCACCCCGAACAACCGGGAGCACGCCGGCTACATCATGCTCAACCAGAAAGACGTTCGCGACTGGTGCATGCAGAACCGGACCGACTTCAACTCCATGCTCGACCAGCTCGAGCGCGATGGGGCGCTGGTGAAACGGACGGACAAGATCACGCTGACCCGCGGGACTGACATCCCGACGGTTCAGGCCCGATGCATTGTGGTCAACGCTTTGAAGCTGGACAGGGACGCCGTCACTCTGGTTCAGCCGAGCTCTTCAACTGATGGCGCACAGGTAGGTGCTGTATGATGCTTTTGCTGACTGTCTTGTTGGCTCCTTTGCGGGTTACCCCCGGACGTGTGCCCGGGGGGCTTTTTTGGAGCTCACTATGAAGACCCTCCTTAACACCAAAGAGCTGGCCAAGCTGCTCGGCCTGACCGTCGGCTCGGTCCACCAGTATGCGTCCCGGGCGCCCGAGCGGCTGCCACCCAGAATGCGCCTGCCGGGCCGGCGCCTGCAGTGGGACCAAGACGTCGTAATAGCCTGGCTAGAAGACCACGCAGCACTCACCACAAAATAAAAAAGCCCCCGCGGGGGCTTTTTGCATCACTCGCCGGCCGCCTGCATGGCTGCAGCTTTTTCGTTGGGCCGGTACTGGACACCACCGATCGTCTGCTTCTCCCGCCTGGCCTGCTCTTGCGGCGCCTTGAGCAGGTTCGACACTGGCTGCGGCTGGAACCCTTCCGCCTGGCGGGCTCGCTGCAGCTTGCTCCAGGATTCGCGGGCGTCTTGCATGGCGCCAGTGTCGCGATCGCGCGCGGCGCGGGCGTAGGCGTTCTTGATCTTGCTGGCCCGCTCGGTGAACCGGTCTTTGGTGTCCTGGAACCGTTGGCGTTTCTCGTAGGTCTCGGACATGCCGGGCGTTGTGAAGCTCAGGGCCTTCCAGAACGTCTCCAGCTCGCTGACGTCTTTGGGCGGCAGGATCACGTCGCCGTTGCGCCGGGTCATGCCCTCGTCCGCTATGCGGTAGGCCTGCATGGCAGATGACAACCCCTTGGGCATCAGCATCTCCAGGCCCTTGTACCAGTCGCCGTTCTTCATCAGCCCCAAGCCATCCAGACCTCGCACCACCATGCCGCCGCCAGCACCGCCCACGAGCTGACCGAAAGCCTCGAACTGGCCCGAGGGCGTTGACAGGTCCGCATTGCTGAACGGCATGACCGAGAGTGCGTTGCCCGCGCCGACGCTGCCGGAGAGGTCCAGGCCGCCGAGCGTCGGCGCGCCGCGCATGACCAGGCGAGCCCAGTCCTTGTCACCGATAGCACCCTCGATTTCCGCAGCCAGGTCGTACTCTTTGTCCTCATCGCCCAGCAGGGCCGCAGCCAAGAACTGCGCTGCGGCGAAGCCGGGGAGGCCGCGCAGGCCGGCGAAAGCCGCCGTGTGGAGCAGCGAGTAGGCCAGGGCCTTGGTCGCTGCGCGTTGCTCCTGCGTGGTGAATCCGGCGCTGCGCAGCATCTTGGCGTAGTACGACAGCTGGATGAGCTGGAACTTGCGGAACTGCAGCGCCACCTTGCCGACGCTCGTGTTGAACATGCGCGGGGCGTTGAACCGGCCATAGTCGCCGTGAGTCTCCGTAAGTATCCGGTCAGCGTAGTCAGTGGCCGCAGCGGTGTCGCCGCCGTTGCGCGCCAGCTCCAGCCGGTAGGCAGCCAGCGCCGTGGACATCCGGTTGAGGATCTCACCCTTTTGCACCAGCATGCGCAGGCCCTTGTTGACCTTGTTCAGCCGGTCCTTGACCGGGCCGGCGCCTTCGACGCGGAACTCGCCCAGCTCGGTCTCCATGCCGACGTCGATGCGCCCGCGGTTTGCCAGCTCCTGGATGGCGTTCTTCTCGCCGGCCGTGTTGCCCACCAGGCTGTAATCGAACTGCCGGCCAGAAAGCAGTTTGGTCGACATGATCATGGCCTTGAGGTCTTTGTATGCCTCGAACTGAGCGCTCGACGCAGCTGCATACCCATGCTTGCCTGCCATCACCGGTACCGACATCATCCACGGCTGCGTCAAGTTGGCCAGGTAGTAGGCCGGGCTAGTCATCAGGTAGTAGACCGAAGACAGGTGCAGCAGCTTGCGCAGCGCGGGGGTGCTGGAGTCCTCCATCGACTGGGCGTAGCGCGCGGTCAGTTCGTTGAAGAGTTCCGCTTTGCGCGCGCGGTTGCCGCCCCGGTCGCGCTCCTTGCGCATAGCCTGGATGCTGTCTTGGATTTTGCGGTTGTACTCCACAGACGCCAGGAAGTTAGCATCGGCCCGCCCCTGGGTGGTGAACGACCGCAGCATGTCGACTTCACCGGCAACCCCCCGGCGCTTCATCTCCGTTTTGCGGGCGCTGTTCTCGGCCAGGGCCTCGAGGTAGAGATCGGTCACCATGCGGCGCAGCTTTGCAGCCCCCGCTTCGCCGGCGGCCTGCTTGGCTTCTACTTGCGATTGCAGCTTAGTCAGCGCGCGCAGCACCGAGTCCCCGCCGAACAGCGCGTCCATGTTGGCCTCCCGCTCGAAGAAGTCCACCGCGTCGCCATCCCGACCAAAGTGCCCCTGGGCCTGCAGCTGGCGCGCCAGCTCTCGAGCCTCTGCACGCCCCTCCGTAAAGCTGACGTGGTAGTGGTCGGCCTGCTTCTGCATCGTCTGGATCTGCTTTTGGTCCCCGGCGGCCTCCGCAGCTCTGTAGGCCTGCGACTTCGCGACCACCGCATAGGTGCCCATGCGCTTGATGGGCGCATACGGGCGACCTTCCTGCGTGGCAAACAGGTCCTTGAACCGGGTGATGACCGCCTGCTTCTCGCCTTTCAGCTTGGCTTCAAGCGCTGCGTTACCGTCAGCGGCGGCCGCAGCGATCAAGGCGTCGTACTCCGTGTTGGTGTGGTCCATGACCGTTTTCTTTTTCAGGGCGAGCATCTTGTCACCGTGGTCAAACACCGCTTTGACGAAGACCTGCGCTTCGTCACTCAAGGCATCGAAGCGGTCCTGCATGTCGCGGTCGGCGTATTTGCCGTACCCCCACTTGCCCTCACGGGTGGAGTCGAAAATGAACTGGTTGGCGGTGTCAGCCTGGCCCTTCTCCGGCACCAGCCCGCGGTCTTTTTCGGGCACCAGCGCATACAGGTCGGCGATCTTCTCGACCTCACGTTCCAGCTCGCGCGCTTTGGTGTCGCGCCGGGCCAGGTTGTCGCCGAAGTTCTTGGCGGCTTGGATGCCGGCCTGGCTGGCGAACCCAATCAGGTCGCTGGTGAACACCACACGGTCCAGCGCCTTGTTACCCCAGCTGCCCATGGTGTCGAGCGAATCGCGCACCGCAGGCTGCACCTGGGCGGGGAGCTGGTTGATAGCCCGCTGGACTTGGCCGGCCGTGGCTTTCTTGGGCACCGACATCTTCACGGTGTTATCGGGCGCCGACGCAGCGCGGACGTCGCGCGACACAATCTCTGCCGCACCGTAGGCCAAATCCACCACGTCCTGAGCGGTCATAGTGTCCAGCTCACCGAGGCCGATCTTGGCGATGGCCTGCTTGAGCAGGCGCACCACAGTGCTGAACCAGCGAGCCAGATCACCCTTCATGCCCATCGCAGTCGGGTCGATACCGTTCTCCACAGCAGCGCTGACAAAATAAGCCACAGTCTCCGAATTGACCTGGGCATTAGGCGTGCCTGCCGATACCACGCGGGTCAGGGCTTCCTGTGCCAACGTGGACTCGAGCGAGCCGTCATTAAGGTCGGCCCAATTGCGAACCTGCGCGGCCAGCGAAGCAAACTCACCCGCATCCAGCAGTTCTTCGATTCCGAGGTGAACGCCGATTTCATGCAGCAGAACCGATCGGGCGTTGCCCGGGGCAATGTTGCCAGCCACCAGGTAGGCCTTGCCACGCCACACGAATCCGTTGGGCTGTTCACCTTTGAGCGCACGGCGCGCGCCGGGCGGCAGTTGCTCCACCGACTGCACGATCGACACCAGGTCGGGAGTCAGCGACAACCCCAGCTTGGCGATCTCGGTTTTCACACGCGCTACGTTAGATCCACCGCGCTCAACGGTGCTCACCATCTGCTGCGTGCGCTCGTCTTGGGCTGCGGCAGACTTGTCGTCGATGATGGTGGCGCCCTCAGCGATCTTGTCCAAGAACTGCTTCATCGTCTCGTTGGGCAGGTACTTGGAGCCCTTGAGCGAGTAGTAGAACTTGCGCATCGCCGCGCCCAGCCGGGAGAAGAACTGCTCGACCACACCCACTGGCTTGTCCGAAGAGACCGCCCAGCGCGAGACCTGGTCGGCGTACCATTCGCTGAAGCTCTTCCAGTATGGAGTCAGTTCGTTGGCCTGCATGCCGGCCGGGATCGAGGTGGCGCGGCCAGTCGCACGCGCGCGCAGCTCGGCAACGAACTCGCGGGCTGTCCTCTTGGCGTTGGCGGCCACGAACTTGTCATGCTCGGCGCGGATAGCCTTCTGCGTGTCCTTGTCGGCGTTGTTGAACGCCTCGCGCTCGTGGATGTGGCCGAGCTCATGCGCCAAAGTCTCCAACATTTTGAGGGTGCTGCTGCCCTTGGTAAACGCAATGTAGTAGTCGGCGCCCACCTTGCGCGCAGATCCAGCCTCATTGGCGTTCAGAGCCGCGGAGCCAATGGCGCGATGTGAGCCTGTGAACTCACCCTTGTCAGCGCGCGCATCCTCGATAGTGGTGACATACACGTTGGTCTTGACGCCGAGCTGGTTCTTCCAGCCCCGCAGGACACCAGTGACGCGCGGGTCGACTCCGGCTGAGAATGACAGGCCGTCAGCATCAAATCTGATGAATGGGTCGGTGGCGTGCTTCTCAGCAGCGGCAGCCTCCAGCTCCTTGACTTTGGCCACCAGCATGGCTTTCTGTTCGGGGGTGAACAGGCTGCCGGTGTAGCGGTCGACACCAACAGACGTGCGGGAGTCCCCCATGGCGCCAGAGTAAACCGGCTGCCCGTTGAGGGCTGAGTACCCCAGGATCAGCGCCATGTCACCTTCTTGCCACGCCACCATGCCGCCTAAGTTCTCGGCGTGCAACTCAGCTTTCGCACGCTGCGCTGCAGTGGTGGCCTCTTTACGCACCTCAGCGGCCGGCTGCATACGCTGCATCTCGCGGCGCACGTCGGCGGGAGTCCAGTTGTCCTCACCAAACTCGACAAAGTCCGTCTGCTGCGCGCGGGTCAGCTCGGCAAACTTGGGCGCTCCAGGAATGCCAGTGGCGACAGCGTCCCAGGCCTCGGCGGCCAGCTCGCGCTGAGTCTTGATGACCGCCGGAGCGCTTACTTTTTCGGCTTGGGGGCGGCTTTCGGTTTTGCCGCCTTTTCCGGCAGGCTTTTCGGCGCTGGGTACTTCTTGTCCCACTTCGCCGCCAGCTCCGGCTTCTGGCTGTGCAGGAACTTTTGCTGCGCTTTCGACTTGTACGGCATTGTCAACTCCTCGGGCTTTCAGTAGGTCGGTGATTTCACCAGCGAGCTTGGTGTTCTTGATGGTGTCGCGAACGTAGGGCAGCAAAGTCTGCAGGTCTTCGGTCGACAGCGGCTCGAGCTTGCGGTTCGCAGCTTTCCATCGGGCCTGGGCAGCCTGCTGCTCGGGCGTGGCCTTGGACTCAGCAACCACGGGTGTGCGGACGGCCTTCGGTGGTTTGGCGCCGACTTCCTCTTTGCGTTTCTTGGCCTCGGTCCACGCCTCTCGCAGAATCCTATTCTGCTCTTGGATGGCGGACGCTTCCGCTTCCGTCACAGCCGCCGCCATGCCTTCCTTAGCTTTCGCAGCCGCGTCTCGGGTAGCTCGAGCGGCACTGCGGAACTCCGGCCCCATACTGCGAAGCTGGGCGGTAGCAGTGCGCAGCTCTTGGATTTGACGCTCCAGTGTTGCCAGCTTGCCGATCGCACGATCAACTACAGTGCCGGACGCTTCTTGTGACCACCAGCGGTCGGTGCCGTCACTCACGCTCATACCAGAGCCTTCGTCCGCATCAAATTCAATGCCGATTTTGGACATCTCCTTGGATGCGCCAGCCGCGTCGGTGCGAGCGTCTGCATCTTCCAGCTGCTCTATCTGGCCCTTGAGGTCAGCCAGCTGCTGTACTTGCTCTGGGGTTGGCTGCTCTACATTCTGCAAGTCCTTGTATGCCTTTTGGGCTTTGCTCAGCGCAGTTGCATCCCCACGAGATTTGGCTCGGATGCCCAGTAGAGACAACACTTGAGATTCCGTGTAGCCCAGTCGAATACCGGCCTTCACCATCTTCGGCTCGTCAATGCGCGACTTCGCCGTGTGGTAGTTGATGCCCATGGCTTTGGCCACGGCTTCCAACACGATAGTTTTGGACCCCTCTGGTGCGATCTGGCGGGCTTTCAGGAGCTTCTTGGTCTGCGCAATGAACTCGTCTTGATTGCCTGCCCCCCTAGACGTGCGGAACATCTCGCGGAAGATCGCGTCAGCCGCGGCTTCGTCCATGGGCATCTCTCGCGCGTCAGCAAGCGCCACGCCAACGTCGGCGTCAGCAACCTGCGCTTCCAGTTCGGCAGCCAGACCTTTCTGGCCGGCGGTTTGTGCGATTTCTGCAGCGATGCGCAGGTCTTCATCCTTAGGCAGGTTCAACGCTGCGCGCTGCGGAGAGATGCTGGCTGGGGCTTCGCCCTCGGGAGCTACATACGCAGCCGGCGCGCCAACCACAGGTTGCACTCGGCGCTTGCGAGACACGACCGGCTCCACGGGTGCTGCAGGAGCAGGTGTCGACGGCGCGCGCGGTGCGGCTAGGTCCGCAGGTGCTGCAGGAGCCACAACGGGGGTGGCGGCCGCAGGCGTTGGGCGTTCCAAGCCGACAGGCGTGGTCTGGGGCGCAGCCACAGGAGTCGCAGCCGGATATCCTTGCTCTTCAAATCGCTTAATGTCCGCCGGTGACCTAATCAGACCAGCGTCGAAAGCTGACCTGGCGCGCACCAGCACAGGGTCTTTGACGCCAGAAATGGTGCTTTTTCCTTGCTGCAAAGCCGTAAATGCGGCGTCGTAGAAATTAGTCGATATCGCACCGGCCAGCCCGACAAACGCGCGGTCAAGACCGGTGGTACTTTGTTTTGCGCCGGCGGTTGGCGTAGCCGGCAAGGCCAAACTGGATGGCGCAGTCGCTGGCGCGCGCGGCGCAGTCAGGTCCACCGGTGCAGAACCGGCCGGAGCTGCAGGCTGAAGAACACCCTGACGAAACACGCGCGGCGCGGGGGCGGCCGGGGCAACCGTGGTGGGTGCCTGTGGGGCTTGCAAACCAACTTGTGGCGGCGCTGCAGCTGCGGCCCGCTCAACAGCCCATTGATCGAGCGCCTTGATGACTGAGTCCAGTTTCCCCCTGGAGCTCAAGCCTTTGCCGGAGGCCGCCATATTCCAGAACGCGTCCATCTCCGGGATCGTCGGGTTGATCCCGTTGGTACCCATGACGTCCCACAACTCGCGCGCCAGCTTGGTGGGCTTCTTGCCGCCCATGCGCGCCAGGATCTCTGCGTCGATGTCGACGCCTTGGTCCGCAGTGCCCGCTTGGTCGATGCTCGGGGCTTGAGGCCCCTCGTTCGGGCGCATGAACCCATTCGGCGGCTGTGGGCCTGAGTTTGGCGGCACAAACCCCGGGCGGGGCATCGGACCTTGAATGGCCTCGAGCTGCCAGAGCTGCTGCAGGTCGTCCAACTTGATGGCGCCGTTGCGCAGCATAATCGCGTCGGCCATGGACAGCTCGCGCTCATGTCCAGCCATGCTGCTGGTGTCCTGGACGAACTGCCCGCTGCCTCCTTCGAACAGGTTGCCTACGGCCTTGGCGTAGTTCTTGTCTGTAGCGTAGAGCGTCTCGTCGACACCAAGCGCCTTGTTGAACCAGTCTTGCGTGAATGGTTGCACTTCGGGTTTGAGCTGGTCAGGTGCGACGCCGACCGCCTGTTGTGTACCGCGAGCAGCGAGGTCCGTAGCGCCGCCAGCATCTGCGGCAGCTGATCGGCGCCAACCACCAAGACCACCACTCACTGCACCACCAAGCAAACCGCCAGCAACTAACGACTCCTGGTACCGGCTAACAGCATCAGGATCGAACATGGTCTCAGAGCTCACAGCGGTTCGCCCCGCCTGGTTTGCAAACTCTTGCAGCGTTTCAGCGGTGCCTTCAGCCAGCATCCCTTTGGCACCGGTGGCTGCGGTGCGTGCGACCCCGCCGGTAAACCCCGTCAGCTTGTCCAGTTGGCCGGCGCCGAGTGCGTCCAGAGCGCGAACCCCAGTGCCCAGAGAGCGTCGGGCAAACATGCCCTCTATGCCGAAGCGATCGGCCGCGCCATATGCCAGGCCCAACGGTATTGCGGAAGTCAGATCGGTGCGGCCGCCAGCCTCACGCTGGTTTTGGAGGACGTCGCCGAGCCCTAGTGCAGAGCCTGCAGCCCACGCAGCGCCAGGGCCGCCGATTAGGCCTGCTGCTGCCACCGGGATCATGGACGGCAAAGATTGTGCGCCAACTCCAGCCAGCCACTGGGCGGTCTCCCCAAGCCCCTGGGCTTCGGCAAAAGTCCTCGGTGCGCCGGTCTGCTCGAAGTAGCGCTGTGCGTCGGCGTTTGCAATGGCCTGCTGCTCTCGGCGCCAGTCGCCAGAAGACAGCCCGACAGCTTCGCCAATACCCAGCAGGCCGGCGCCCAGGCTCCGAGCTCCAGAGCCCAGCATTGTGCCGAGTCCAACGCTCTGGGGGACTTCTGCGGGGGTGCCACCCCCGAACATGGCTTCAAATTCTTCGGGAGAAAGCTGCTTAGGCATGGATTACCTTTGGTTCTGTTGTGCCCGAAGACGTTGGCTTTCGCGGTATGCGAGCCATTCTTGCTGCGACGCGTAAGGGCTAGGGGCTCTCGGGTTAGGTGCAATACCACCCATTGTAGGTCGATATAAACCGGTCGCGGTTTGTTGGTCGACCTCGGCATCTCGAGCGGCTTGAGCAGCGCGGCCCGCATGGATTCGAGCGGCAGCGTCTTGCTCCTCCGTCATGCGTTCGTCGGCGGCGATGCCTTGAGCGCCAGCTGTGTTCACGGCTTTCGTGAGCGCCTTTACGCCGGCCGCAGTCAGTGGAAACGCCGTGTTGTTGAACCCGAGCATGGTGCCATCACGACTCCACTGAGCAGCTTCCGCAACGTGTGGGGGCACCTTCAGCCCCGCCAGCACTTGTGGCCGGTCATCCGGCAGAACGCCTTTCAGCGCTATGTACCCACCCTCTCCATCGGCTTGCGCAACAGTGCCATCTGGGCGGCGCACTCTGGTGCCGGCAGCAGGGAGCTCTACATCTTTGCCGGGCTTGGCCACCAGTCCGAACATGGCGTCCTTCTCGACATCGGAAGGGTCCCGCCCATACACACGCCGGAAGTCGTCAACACGTTGCGCCAACGGACCCAACTTGTCCATGCTGGCGCGGGCGCCGTAATATGACGTCTGTGCGCCAGTGAGCCCAATCTGAGCTCGAGTTTTCTGCTCCTCAAGATCCAGCTTGCGACGGTCTTGGGCCTGCTTCTCCAGCGCTGCCGTGTACTCGACGGCAGCTTCCGGGCGAGTGGCCATGGTGTACAGGTACCCGGTGGCTTCAGCCTCATTGCGGAACGGCATTGGCTCGCCGACCGGCCGACCGGTAGCGGTGTCCACACGCTGCATTGCAATTGCCCCCTTGGGGCCGGCAATGCGCACAAAGTGAGATCCGGGGTCCAGCAGGTCACTGCTCTCGTGGAGCTTTAACAACTCGTCCAGGCCCTTGTTCTTGACCAAGCTCTTGATGGCCAACTCGCTGCTCTTGAACTCAGATTCGGCAATCCCCGTGACACGACTGGCGAAGTTGTATTTCTGGTCTATGTTCAGGGCGTTCCATTCCGGCATGGCGCTGACGTCCCCATTGGTGAGCTTCGGGTTGGCCTTCTTGGCGTCAGCGTACGCTTGAGTGAACTGGTCGTACTTTTGCTGCTCGGCAGCTTCACGTTGTGCTTTCGCAAGTTGCGTGCCGCCCAGTTTGGTCTGTTGCTCCAATCCTTGCAACTGCAGGGGCCGGACCTTTGCCTGGTACGCCTGATCTTCAGCGCGAGCGCGTAGGTCTTCGGCTTGCTGGACTTGGCCATAACGCCCCAGCACGCCGGCCGCCTCCTGCATTTGCAGGCCGCGCAGCGCGGTTGGGTCGAACTTCCCCGCAACGGTCTGGTCGCGGTACCGCTGCACTTGCTGCGGTGTGATTTCAATGCCTTCCGCCGGCATGTCCCCCTGCAGGTCCAAGCCCTGACGCGGCGTGTATCGCAACGTCGGCGCAGCGCCCTCTGCGCCGGGTACGGCGCTCACGTCATAGCCCCCGGACGCCTGCAGCCCCTGAATCTGTCGTGCCTGCTCCGGCGTGTAGTCCGAGAACGTCTCTGGCTTGGCGTACGCCTGGCCCAACTCATCTTCCATGCGACGGTTGCGAATCTGCTGCCCCACCTGAATGCCCGTTTGGAAACCGCCCGCCAGGCTTTTGAAAAAATCTGCCATACAAAACCCTCTGTTACTTGAACGTCGACGCGCCAAGGGTCGAACCAACTACTTCAACGCAGCGTACGCCCCAAGCCCCATGCCCGCGATGCTGCCCAACGGGTCTGACTGGCTTGCGTTGGCGCCGTAAACGCTGGTCTGCGACTGCAGGATGTTCCCCAGCCCGGACATCTGCATGTTGAGCCCTTGACCGGTAGTAGCCGCACCAGAAGCCATACCCTGCATGAGCTGGCTGCCAGGCGCCGCGGCAGAGTTCAATCCTGCGCTGCCGGCGCCGGTGGCGGCACTGTAAGCGCCCAGCGATGCCCCTGAGAGGTTGCGCCCAAGACCTGCAGCTTCCACTTGGCGCGCGTAGCCCAAGGCTTCCGCCTGCTGACGAGCCCCCGTCATAGCACCGGCGCGTTGCGCGGCCAGACCTAGTTGGCCTTGGGCCTGGATGCCCGCAAAACGCCCCGAGTTAGGGTTTACGCCCATAGACGCTGCAGCTCGCGCGCCGGCTGCCTGCGTGGTGCTGAACGCGCGGCCTGCAGCCGCCGCCGCCTGGCTGGCCAGCTGCTCACGGTATGCGTCCGTGTTGAACTCGTTGGCGCGCTGCACCAGCCCCTGCTCGAGGGGGCGAAACGTCGACTTCATGTAGTCGTAGTATTCCTGCCCCTGCTGCATGGTCTGCTGCTGGGCGGCAACCTGAGCGTCCGATATCTGCTTGGCCAGCGGTTTGAGCTCCGCGTACTGCTGCTTGGAAAAGTCCAGCTGCTCACGACCGAGGCCGGTCATGATCTCTGCGGACCGCTCGCTGGCTGCGGCGAGCGCCGAGTAGTCGGGCGCTGCTTGGGATTTACCACCCATGATTATTCCTTTCGCAGCCAGCGACAATTGTCGGGCCGCATTACCAAAATGTGCATGTCTGCGCCAGGCGCGCCGTCTCGCATGACAAATTCTTCCTCCCAACCCAGGTGCTTGTCGAACGCCAATATGTGAGGCTCGTTTGAAGGCACCATGCCGGTCAGGCGCTTGAGCCCACAACGATTGAACGCATAATCCGCCGCCGACTCCAGCAGTCGCAAAAACGCCTTGTTGGGCTTGCGCACCGCAATGTGGCAGGTGGCGTTGGCGCCGTTGAAGTTGTTGAACACAATGCCCGCAGTGAGCTCCCCGTTCGACTCAACCCCCATGGCGTAGAAACTACCCCACTCGCCGGTCTGCCCCACCTGGCACGCCACCCACTCGCCGACATACGCTTTGCGATCAAAAACGAGGTTTGCCATAGTGCGTATTATGGATCAGGCCGGTGGTGTGGGCCAGACGATGTTGAATGGGTCAGGCTGCAGCGTCACGTCGCGCAGCGCCTGGCGGTAGGCTGCCCAGGCTTCCTTGGTGGTCAGCGGCACGTCGGGGAGCTGGGTCCAGTCGCTAGCCTGTAGGAGCCGGTTTCGCTCTGTGCGGACGATAGGCCACTCGGTTTCGGGCGTGCGCGGGTCAACCCACACTTTAGATACAACGTCCCACAGGTGAACGCTGCTAGGTCGGCTTGGTATGCCAACCCAGACCAAATTATTAACGTCAAAGTAAGTGTTATCTGGCGATAGCTCGGGAAGTATCAGTGTATCTTCTGACTCCAGCTCAATAAGGCTATCCGCGTCACCCTTAAAAAGCACTTCACCTGTTTTTCTTTCGATGGCAGTAAATTTCATGGTACTATTTTTTGTGAACTGCAAAACTCAGCGTTTTATTCAGCGGGTACGTGCTTGACTCAAGACTGATTACGAACGTCGCATCAGAAGCACCTGCAGTCAGCGTATTGACGGAGGACACCATGAGGCACTCTGTTGTATAGTACGTCGAGGGGTACTGGTAATTTCCGTTTTTTGGGTGCGTTGATCCAGATGCAACATACGTGTTGTTGATCTTTAGTCGTGAAACGATCGCAGTGGGAGCGGTAAAGACAGCAGTGTCAAAAGAAGCATCGGAGGTCCAACCATTAGTGAGGATGGTGTAGGATTCGTTGGCAGGCACCGTTACGGTGGTCGATATAGCTGCACCTGTACCACTAACGTAACCTGTAGCAGATACAGCGTTACCCGCGATGTTCGCCGTGTCTACTGCCAAATTCCCAATCTGAGCCGTCTGAATGGCCGCGTTGGCGATGTAGGTGCTGGCGTTGCTAGGCGTAATTTGACCGCCGATGTTTACGCCAAACGTAGCTCCAACTGTGGCCCCGTCTGCAGGCTTGCCGGAGCCAGAAATGGCGGACCATATAGCTCCGCCGGAGCTCAAGGTCAGCTGGTTGCTGGAGTTGTAGATCTCAACCGAGCTACCTGTCCATTGAACGCGGGCGCCAGCAGGATTGCCCACGCGCCACTTATAAACCGTGCTGTCGAGTCCGGCGTAGAAGCCAGTACCGCTGCTGTAGGTTGCTGCCGCGCCACCCAGAATTGTGGTGCCAACTTTTACCGTTCCAGTGAACTCGCCTGCGGTTGCGTATACCGTACCGCGCACAACAGCGTTGCTAAGCTCGGCATTTCCATTGCCGTCAATTCGCCAGCCAGCCGAACCCGCCACATAGCCTGCGGACTGGATGTAATCACCAACGGCAATAGAGCCTGCCGTCAGTTTGCCTGCGGAAAGACTCGCAATTTTGGCGTCGTCCACCGCCAAGTTGGCAATCTTGGCATTGGTGATGGTGCCATTTTGTATGTACGCATCGTTTATGTAGACCCCAGCGGGTACGCTCACCCCGTTGATGGTTGTGGTGCTTGTCTGGACGACAAAAGGTAGCGCCTGCGGTGTCGTACTCCACCCGGACCCGGTGTAGTACTTGGTGACGTTCGGTGTCACGCTGGTGTCTACCCAGACGTAGCCTTTGTAGATGTTCGTCGTGGGTGCTGTGGCGCTAGACACAGCCGGAGGTGCCACAAAAAACTGGTTGGCCCTAACACCGAACTGGCTGATCGGTGTTGCTCCGTTGGTAGTTGACGCCAGCCCATAACCCGAAACATGGCCGGCTACATCCACCTTGACGGTGTACTGGGCAAACAGGCCGCCAGTTTCAGAAGCACGGACGGTGGCCTCAGTCTGCAGTGCAACATCCTGCGGCGTGACGTTTCGCGTCCCGACTGTCACCCAGTCGAACTCCCACACCGACGTATTGGCGTCGGATACCAAGTCAATCCGAAGCGCCCTAATCTCGTTGTCCAGGTAGTCTGTTCCGCCCAGCGTTAGCTGCGACATATCCCATTCCAACTCATTCCATGCATCTGGATTGGATGGTGCCGAAATGGTTTTGCGGTAGCTGGTGGATGCCCCATGCACTGCTGTACTGTAGAACAGAGTGCCTTCCCACACGCCGGAACCGGAGACTCTGCGGACGCGAGCGCGGATTACAGGTGCCTTAGAACCAATGTATCGCTCGGATACACCGAGGTTTCTGATGAAGTTGGCGTTTGCTACTGTCGGTGTCCAAGTAACAACCCCGTTGGAAGCTGTGGCATATGTGCTACTCCAGCCATCAAGCCCGCCATCAAACCCCCAAAAGGTAAGCCTGGTAAGGCCGGGGGCGGCCCCAGAACTAGCCTGTAGCGTTGTGACCTGACTTGATATTGGGGCTAGCCTTTGCGCGACGCTGCCTGATAGCGTATCAGGGCCATCCACCAGATCGATCCTAGCCCCCAGAGTTGTATAGAGCTGCGATTCCGTTATCTGACCTGCCAACGCCGCTAGTAACAGAGCGACCTCTTGGCCTGTTGTAGCACCAACTCCAGACACGCCGCTAAATGCGCCGGCAGTATCCGCGATGCTCACAAAGCGCACCCAGTAGTACCGCGTGGTGTCAAACCCTACGGCGTCGACAAAAATTCCTCCCGGAGTCATTCCGACTTTCACCGCTGCACCAAGATTGTTATTCGGTGCAGACCACACTTCCGTGTATGCATGCCCGGAGTATGTGGGCGGGTCCCACTCAACAAATATGGTGCTCGCGGAAGCTGTAGCGGAAAGTCCTGTCGGAGGCGGTGGTGTGGTGCCGGTTATGCCATCCGGTTTTGTCAGCGTGCCAGCCCCGGCGAGGCTAGCTATGCCGGCATCCGCCAGGTCCTTCGCGGTGACCATGCGATCCGCACCGCCGTCGGTGAGCATGTCCCGCAACCGGTCGATAAAAGTTCGCAGGTCCCGCGGGATGGGCGATACAACGGTCGGCAGGCTTCGCTTAGACAATCTTCAGCTCCTCAATAGCCTGGGCGGCGGCGAACGAGAACACCTCGGCGCTGCCTTCGAGCTGCACCTCCCAATCCCGGGCCACCAGTACGGGGAGCCTGAACGGCGCCCTACCCGTAACTGTCTGGGCAAACGCAGGCGTTGCAGCCCCATCACAGTAGAACTTCGCGGTCACGGGATAGCTTTCAGCTTCAAGTTGTGCGCAAGCAAAACTCAACTGCCGGGGTAGCGTAAATTTTTTGGATTTCCACACGTAGCTGAGCGCGGCACCAGAAAGCCAGGTTTTTACCGTGCGATCTGCAAAAGCCAGGAACAGTTTGTCATCCACCAGATCGTTGTAGCCGGCAGTGGCGTAAATGCTGTGAAGCGTCAATTGCCCAGTGGTCAAGTCGTAGATAAAACCCCCCGAGGTGGTCCCGTTGTTATAAAAGCCTATGTACTTCAGATCTTGGGCATACCCAACAATCGAGTCCGGTTTGAAATAGGCTTGCCATTGCGCGCGTGTGAAATAGCTTTCCGTCAAGAGCTTGGAACCCCCGGAGGACAGCATGACAAGCCCATCAGGGCTGGCGTAAAACACGGCGCCGTTGGTGCTGACAATACTGCGCTTGGCCGCACAGGACTGCTCGAGGTCAGACTTCACGACCACCATGGTGTCCGGATGCGACCCTTGAATCAGGTATGGCGTGCCTGTCGTCAGCACAGCCAGCGTGGTGTCCATGCGGCCAAGGCCCACAACCGGATAGTCCAGCGACTGAACGTACTGCTCGGGCCACGCGTGCGGGTGGTAGGGGTCGCAGAAGTAGACGTCCCGCCCAACAAAACCGGCCATGACGCCACCTGGCAGGTTGATGAGCCCTAGCATGGCCGCGGGTGGCATCGTCCAGGTCAAGCTGGGTAGCTCCTCCCCCAGGTTCTCGGCGTCGATTGTGTCTGCAAAGCTGGTCGTTGCAACAGCGATCTCAGCGACGAAAAGGTACACGCCGGACACTGCGCGGTAGATCCGCCGATGGGTGCTGATATACCCACCTGGAACTGATGAGAACCCGCTGACTGTGACGGTCTGGCCGGTTGCAACGTCGACAATAGCTGACGCCGGCGCGGGGGCTGACTCAAACTCAAACCCCGACTCCTTGTTGACCAGCGTGTACGTATAAACCCGACTCTCTACGGTACCACCAACGGCTGCGCTGCCGGAAACTGCCACGAGGGGCCCTGCCGCCGGCGCAGGCAACCCGAGCGTGCGAGACGCGATGGGGTATTGAGTGCCGCCAGTAAGTGCCAGTGAAGCGTATGTGGCCTTGGGCAAGGTCCCATCGGTGTAGAACGTCCACTCCGACGTGTCTCCGGCGATCTGACTTCGGCACACATCCACATCGGTGGTCCAGTGGAACCAGTACTGCGTGTTGGAGATCAAGCTCTGCCCAAACCGGTATATGGTCAGCGGGGTTCCGGTTTTTGGCAGGGAGTACACCGAAGCGCTGACGTCTTGCATCGGCTGCAGGGAGCCATTAAACACTAGGCAGTCCTTGGCCACCTGCGCCTGGGAGTCCTGCAGGTATCGTGGTGGAACCTTGGGGGAGATCCCCCCGAACTGTTTGATGGCGATAGCAGTCATTGCACCTCGTCAGGCCGGCTTGCGGCGTTTTTCGTAAATCGACCAGGCCACCCCGGCAAGCGTGGCGGCCGCGCCGGCCGCTGCGTCGATTGTCTCACCGCTGACACCGTACTTGGCCGCCAACGCGCCGCCTGCAAGCGTGAGAACGTGCCGGACCAGTGCAAATACTACCTGCGAGTTCATGGCATGCTTTCTGTTGCGCCACCGACGCATATTTGGTACTCAGCATGGCGCCGCCGAGTCAGCCCGGCCAGGGCCCGGCCGGCTTGTTTGTTCCACCGGAGCAGCTCACGGCACGCACCCGGGTAGTCCGGCGGATCGGCGCGCAGCTTGCGCACCAGCGTGCTCGAACAGGCAGCGCTGGTACCCACATTGAAGGCCCAGGACACATAGGCATCCCACTCGTGTTGGTAGAGCGCGACGTCGCTAAGGCAAGCGCGCAGCTCGCGCTCATGTCGCTGCGCATCGGACAACAGTTGGACCAGCGCCCGGTCTGGCGTGGTGCGGTCGCCCAGCTTGACGCCAGCGGTCGACCCCCAGCCACTGGTCGGAACGTCCTGCGGCGTCGGGAGGTATGCCTCGCCGCGGTAGGTTTCCCAGCCGGCAATGCCGACCAAAGTTGCCGCTGATAGCGATAACGCCGCAATAGTGGTACGACTGCCCTTCACCACCACAGTCTCCACATCAGGTACGGCCAAAGAATTAAAACCATCAGATGCATCACCGCTCCTTTGCCTGGCATTCAGTGTGGCGTAAATCGCGCCAGATTGCCAGCAGCTTATGGCCGATCATCAACACGGTGTAGATCAACGTCGCCCACAAAACAAGATCCGAAACCGGCACGCCGGCAATAGTGGCGATCGAAACACTGGCTGGTGGGATTGCTTTTGCAACCATGGCGCCCGCTGATTCGGCTGCAGTTTGGTGTGCTGTGTCCATGCGTGGAGGTGGCTAGTGTTGCTACGACTTTGGCGTTAACCGGCCACTTGGATGGTGCCACGATTGGGGTTTCCAACCGGGTTAGGCGCGACAGCGACCGTAGCCCGAACCTCAATCCCAAGCGCGTTGGCAAAGGCCGTGTAGTGCGCTTGGGCCCGCTGCGCGTTCCCAGCAAACTCAGAGTCCTTGCTGTATGCGCGATACAAAAGAAACTCAAGCAACGCGTTTCCATACACGTCCGGAAGGCTAATATTTCCTGTCACGGCCGTGTATAGCGACCCGTCGGCGGGCTCCGCGATGTTGGTCGGGTATGCCGCATAGACGATGTCGAGCTGGGTCGTTGCCAGTGCGGGCGGGTAGACGTAAAACGTCCGTGGATCTCGCACATCGTACACAAAATGCAAAATGTCCAGGGTTCCGGCAAGTGCGTGCCACCCGGGTGTTTGCGAGTCCAGGATTTCGCGGTTGACCATCCGCACAGACTTTTTTGCGCTAGATGCAGCTGCGTTCCGAATGACGTCGATCAGCTTAGCCCCATTGGTTGGCAGTGCCTGTTTGCTTCCAGCGGTGCAGGTTAGCGTGGAGCTGGTCACCATCGAGTCGGGGCGATACAGCACAACCTCACGCTGGCCGTCGTTCAAATATCGCACCAGCTCACTGATAGGCCAGCGGACAGACGTTGGGTCTTGGAGTGTCTCAACAGCGCGTCGAATAATGTCTTGTGCAAGAAGGGCCATGGTGCAACCTCAAAAAAATGGATGTGCCTTAGCGCGCATGGAGCCACGGACGTACCCGTAGTTCCCCTCCACTCTGGAGTTGGCGGTAGCTTTTGCCGCTACGCCCCCCCAGTACAGCGCCTGCGTTGGGTTCGTGAATGGTTGGTCGGGTACAAGCATACATCGGTGCAAGGTGCCGGCAACCAGTGGTTCAACCCACAACTCGAACAGGTCGTCGTGCAGCGTAGTGGCGTCACGTGTCGGGCGCAGCGCGACATTTGCAACTAGGGTGTAAACGTCATCCGGTATAGCCGCCAGGCGCAGAGAGAAGCTACCCCCTGAGGTGTCCACGTAGAAGCTAGTCGGTCGAGCCTCAACCGTGGGTGGTTCCCGCAAGGCCTCCGCAAGAACTGGCACAATGGCTCGACCATCCAGCGTAACGCCAAGCACCCGCGCAATGGCGAGCTCAGAGCTGGGCGGGGTCAGTCCATATGCTGCTGCGCCGGCGCTTGTCTGGATCGGATCGAGGTTGATGCGTAGTACCTGCGCGGTGTCGCAGAACTCAATGGCCGAGCTCAGGAGTGCCTGTGCCGCAAGCGGCTCCGAGCACCCTGGAAGGTAGGGAAGAATCCGTGGGAAAAAGGCGCTCAGGAGTTTCATTATTCATCCTCGGCAAAATCAGCCGGGTCGATACCGAGCAATTCTACTGGCTGCGCGCGTGGCCTGCGTGTGACTTTCTTCGCCGCTTTGTCCCGCTGCTCAACCACCAGCATATTGCTGTGAAGCGCCCTGAGCGTATGGCCTGCATCGGTCCAGACCCAGCTTTGGCCATCCAAAGCTGCTAGCACGACAATGGTGCCGTCGGGTCGAGTTGCGCGTGCCTTGTTGGCCAGGATCTCACCGCCAAGGCGCTCGAGGAGGACGTTGAGGTCCATGATGCTGTCCTTAAAAAGGGGGCCTAAGCCCCCTTGTGTGGTGTCCGTCAGGCTTAGGTGGCGCTGCCGACCTGCGCGACGACCAGGGCTTCCGGCTTGACAACCTTGCGGCCGTAGACGGCCAAACCGCGGACGATATCGCCGAAGTCGGTCTGGTTGCGCAGCGGCTCGGTCTTGTTCACCGTCATGGCAAACGAGCTGGCGTGCTTGGTGCCGGCAACCATCAGTCGGCGGGCCTTGGCGTTGGTGACCGCTGCGCCGGTGGACGGGTCGGACAGGCCTGGGACCAGTGCTTTGCCCGCGGCGCCGCGCGGCAGCAGGTTGCTGACGTAAACGGTGAAGCGGTCCAGCATGCCGATCTTGCCGGTGCGGATGGTGCTCGACTGGTCGCCCGTGAAGTATGCCTGGGCGATGTTCGACTGCATCAGCAGATGGCGATCGTACGGGGTGATGATCAGGAAGCGGCCGTCCTCAGGCACGTTCTGCTCGTCCAGGGTGCTGGACATGCGCAGAATGGCGTTCAGGATGTTGGCGGCGTTGGCCTGGTCGATCGGTGCGATGTCAGTGCCCAGGTTGTAGCTGGACGAGATCGCACCTGCGGTGGCGCCCATGTTCTTCAGCGCGGGGCCTTCAGTCACGAAGCTGTTGAAGAACACCTCGTTTTCGATCGAGATCTTCAGCTGCTTGGCTGCGTCCTCGGTGAACATGTTCATCAGGTTCATGTCGGACTGGTACGCAAGCACCTCATTGACCTGAACGCCGAAGTATTTGCCCTTGTTGACCTGCATGTCCTGGAAGATCGGGGTCGGGACTTCGTAGCTCAGCGACTGGCCGGCGGTGTAGTCGGAGATGCTGATGGACGGCGCCAGGCGGATTCGGATGGTGTCACCCTGGTTCTTCAGCTCGCCTTCGTAGTCGGTGTTGGTCACCTCCGACAAGATGGTGTTCTGGTAGAACTTGGCCAGCAGTTTGCCGGACCACAGAGTGGGGAGGAACGCACCGGAGTACGACGGGGTGGTGTTAAAGCCGCCGGAGACGGGAAAAACTGCAGCCATTTTGGGCTCCTAAAAACAGATGGTGGTTTCGATGGCGTCAGGGGGCCACGCGCCCTTCCATGTACGCCGAATCAATTTCAGCTTCGACCTTGCGTGCCTCCTCGAGCTTGCCCGCAGCACCTAGTTGGCGGACTTGTTGGAACATGCGATCGATGTCCAAAGTCGTATAGGTGCGGCCAGTTTGGCTCGTGGCTGTAGCCGGCGCGTTGCGCTTAGGTTGGACCTGAAGTTCCAGCTCGGACGATTTGCGTTTGCGGGGCTCTTCCGGCGACTGTGTTTGCTTGAACAGGTCGACGTAGTATGCAACACCTTCCGCGTCTCCGCGGGCAAATGCGTCTTGGGCAATCGTTTTTCGCGGGGCGCGAATCATTGGGTCGATTTCATTGAGCCAAGCAATCCATTTCGGATCTGCATTGACTGTGGAGAAATCGGGCACCAGCTGAGTCAGCTTCTGCTCGAACGACGACTCGACAACTTGAGCGCTGGTCGTTTGCAGCTGCGCGCGCAGCTGAGCATTTTCAGCTTTCATCGCGTCGAGATCAGCGCGGAACTCCTGCGCAACCTCACGAGCAACTCGGCGCTGTACTTCGATCAGGTCTTCACCGAACGCTTGCACGTCGGCGTCGGTAACCAGCTTTTCGTGCTTCTGCGGCTCGAGCTTTGGTGCTTCTGCGGCGCGTTGGAGTTGCTCCATGCGCTGGTTCAGCTCCTTGACCTGAGCGTGCAGTCGGGGGACCTCAGCATCATACATACCCTTGAGGGTTCGGTATTTCTGCTGCCAGGTTTCCTCAGGCACTTCGTTGGTCGCCGGCTTTGGCGCTGCTTCCGGTTGCGGCGTAGCCTCGACGGGTTGCGAGTCTTCGGTCAGCTCTGCCGAATACCCCGGATCTTGGGTGTCATTCAGCTGCTTTTCAATCGCTTCCAGCTCTTTCAGCTGCGCTTCAACTTGACGGGGCAATGCCATTTAATTCTCCAAAAGCTCCAGCTCTGTCTTCGGCTCCCTACTGGTCTGCGTCGACATAATGGTTTGCTGTTTTACAAAACGAGTTACTTAGTAACCCGGTCCAAAAGCTCATGCGATTTTTCAACCGCATCAAGGAAATCGATCAGTATTTCAGCCCGGCCTTGGAGCCTGTGGATGCGGATGGGGTCATCCGCAACAACAAGGGCCTGCTTTACTTCGCTCAGCCTGTCGCGGAACAAATCAAGCAGCGCCGCATTCTCCGGCAGCTTGCAGCGCGTGAGCGCCTGCATGTGCTGCCTGGTGGGCTTTATACCTACGAACAATTTCATTTACGTGATTCTATACCACTTGACTGGGTAGTGGTCAAGTGAGATTTTCCAATTTGTACAGCGTCGAGTCCATCAACGCCACGGCCTCATCGATCAGATTCTGAATTTCAGAATGGTCGCACAGGCCGCTGCGTGTGTCATCGACATACCGGCGTAACGACCGAATCATCATCACCGGATCGGACTCCGCCTTGAATGGCAGTGCTGGGTATTGCAGGACACCATACCGACCTTGGTATGCCTCGGCAATGGCGTCGACGTGGTCGACCAAGTCCTCATAGAAGCTACCCAGGGCCATGTGTTTAGCATAGCTCTTAGTTGTCAGATGCATGACGTGCGCGTTGGTTCGTGCGTGCATCAGCTCCATCAGGAAGGCCCCCATCGAAGGCGATGTGTTGATACCCTTCATGTTCAATCTCCAGTTAAACGCCACTAGGGCGGCTGACCATAATCGAGCCCTCGCGCCCACCAACTTGTGAGCCGTCCGGGAGCATGTTCTTCGGCGCGGGCGCCGGGGCTGCGCCGGCTTGCGTCGGAGCGCCTGCCGGCGCACCAAGCAGCATCGCCAGTTGCTGTTGGAGCTGCATAATGACCTGCTGCTGCTGCTCCAGCGTGCTGAGCGTTTGTCGATCTGGGACGATGCGGTCGACGTTTCCGTTGAGGTTGCGCGCGGTGTCGCGCAGCAGCTCGGCCGTGCCACCAGTCCCCACAATCTGCTGAGCCACCGGGCTGCTCAGCACCAGCTGCAAAAACTCGTTGCGGCGGATTGCCTCAGCTTCCTTGATCACCAGCGACGACGCCCCCTTGGCCACGATATTGACATCGCCAACCAGGTCGGGGTCTGCGCTGTAACGCAGGTTATCCTGATACAGCCGCTGGATGGCCGGCACAATGACGTTCTGGTCAATGTTGGAGATGACCTGCTTGATGCCTTTACCGGCATTGCTGATGAGCATCGACAAACCCGAAGACGTGCGCCCGGCGCCGGGGCTGTTTTCCCCCGACATGTACCTCGGAATCATGGTGTCTTCGTCTGCTCGGGCCGAGAACTTCTCGAGCACCGCCATGAGCTCGTTGGCGTTGCTGTTGGGCTGGAAAAACGACAGCGGGGGCTCGGCCGTGTTGACGTCCGACGCCACGAACTGCCACAGCTTCCACGGATGCAGCTCTGTGATGTCGTCGCCGGGCGGGAGCCGGCTGATGTTAACGCCCACTTGAGGGCCAGAACTGATGCCCATGTTGTTGGCAAGGGCCCGAGCTGCTGCGTTCACCATGGCCTGCGCGTCGCGGCACAGATCGGTCACACCCTTGCCATCCACGGACCCAGGCAGGTTCTCGTAGCTGGTCAGGTAGTAGGGTTTGCGGCCGAGCGGGTCGTAATTCAGCACCGCCCGAATCACTGTCGACCCGATGAGCCACACCTCGCAGGGGTAGCTCATGTCAATGTCAGGGACATCGCTCTCGGGTAGACCCCACTCGCGCAGCAACTTGCCCGGCACGGAGTCCCACAGCTGAACTGCATCCGTGAGGTCTTCGCTCAAGATCGAGTCGATGACGTACTTCCCCTCGGCTTCAGCCTTGGATGCGTCGGTCCACAGCCAGTGCTTGAGACCCCCGCCGGAGAAGTCTTTGAGGACCGTTCGGATGGCCGAGTCGTTGTATCCTGGCACGCCAATCAGCGCCTGCAGGTCGTCCGCCGTCATGCGATGACGCTCAATGACAAAGCCATCCTGGATGTCCCAGGCCCACGGCGCCCAGTAAACGTGAAACGGGTCGACGCGCTCCCACTCGTTGCGGATTTCTTCGGATGGGATCAGCTTTCCGTCCTGCCAGCGCAGCGTTTTGCGCTTGCGCTTGATCGGGCCTTTGAGCACCGCGTATGGGAAGGTGACCACATCGTCCAAGAACTCGTTGAGCGCCGCGTGCCAGCCGCCTTCTTGGAGCTGGTCTTCCATCTTGCGCTCCATGCGCTCGACGCGAGTTTCGGCTTCCTCGCGGAGCTGGCGCATCGCAGCGTCGCGCATCTGGGCTGCCACCTGGCGCAGCGTCTCGTCGTCCGGCATGGCCCCCTGCTGCATTGCGAGGTCGGTCAGCTGCTGCGCCAGCTTGGACTGCAGACCCTCCATGATCTCCGGAGGCAGCGTGGGGTCCGGTGTGGCATCCAGGCTCCACGGTTTATCCGCGCCGGCGCCGAGCAGGGTGTCGCGCAGCCAGCTGGTAGCAGCTCGGCACTTCACGGATGTGAGGTTGATGTAGATGTCCGAGCCGCCGTCCTGGCGGATCTGGGCCAGCTTGTCCTGGTCATACTCTCCGTTGCGCTGGCGCAGGCACTGCAGCATGCGCTCTTCAAGCTTGCGTTTTGCCAGGCGCGCGGAGTCCCAGCGCTTTCGGACGTGTGCGGCCAACCCCTGGATAACCGGCTGGTTTTGCAGCTGGGCGTTTTCAGAGCGCGCCTGGGCCTCGAGATCCGCAGCGCGCGCCACAGGGATAAGTGCAATTCCTACTGCCATTATTGACTCCTAATGCTGCTACTGTGCCTACTTTAAGCAGGCACAACCTCAATCGACCGCAGATTCAGCGATGCCAGGATAGCCTGCGTGTCGCCGAAATAGACCTTGCGAGGCCAGGTCACATCGTTGATGATGTCCGCCAGCTCCACGTTGTTAAAAGGCCCGCTGGTGACGTATGCAGTGGCGACGGCGGGATCAGCGCCTTCAGTGGCTTCGTAGTACCCGGCGTGGAAGTAATCCTGGTACTGCGCTTGTGCAGCGGCTTGATCTGCTGCGGCAATGATGACGGTGGCGTAGGTGTAATCGGCCATCAGTAGGCTCCAGTCTTTTGATTGATGAATGTTTCGGTATTGGTAATCTCGCTGGCGCTTGCTTGTTTGCCAGCAATGACAAGCTGATGTAGGCGACCGTTGAAAAATCTGCTTGAACCAACCCTTGCGCCAATGTAAATTGGTTGATTACCAAAGTATCCAGTACCCGCGCTTGTCAGATACCAAGCCACATTGCTTGGCGTTACTCCGTTTATTTTGCTTGCAATTTCCTGATCTTTGGTTGTTCCGGCGATATCGTAATAAATTGAGAGTAAATTTGTTATTGGTGCAATGTAGTTTAAGTCAGCTTTTGCAATAAGCGAAGTTCCTGCCAGTCCAAATTCGTAATTGTTGATAGGCGTGTAGTTAGCACTAGCAACAACAGAGAATCCTGGAGTGCCAGGCGTGTACCAAGGGCCATTTTCCACGATAACCCCAGTAGCAGCATCACTCAACTTCCTAACCCCAGCGCATACAAACATTTTGTCCGTCGCAGTGAAGTCAATTGAGTTCGTCTGCATGGAACTGCTGGTGCCATTGAATCGCAGATATGGCTTGAACCCCACGGTATCGTAGTCTGTGCTGGTGTTGACGCGCTGGTAGGCAGACTGGCCTAAGGAGTCGTTGGTTGCGCGAATGTCTGCCTGGGTAACTGACCCGACAACTGTGACAACCAAAGACCCCGCTGCAGCACTGAATGTGTATGTGCCCGCAGTCACGGCAGCCAAAACTGACGACCCAGAGAGTGCGATTGTCCCAGTCCCCGAGAAGGTCAGCCTGTAGCTCGTGGCTTGCGTCGTGACCGTTTGATTGCCTAGGGACTCTGTACCCGCCAGCAGGTTATATCGAGCACTCAACGTAGGTCTGTTTGCGCTGGTGGACTGGAAGGCGTGGTTGCCTGTGAGTTCTTTGACGGAGATGTTGTCTACTGTTCCTGCGAACGCATTACCTTTTACACCAAGTTGACTTGAGGTGCTTGTAAACATCCTAAACACATATGCACCATTAGATGTTATGTTGCTAGAGTACGTAGCTGGCGCACCACCAACATAAATTTGCAAGCTGCCCGACGTGTAGTTACTAACGACAACCTTGCATTCGTAGTATCTATATGCTTTTATTGCACTTGGTGTTTGGTATAAAAAATTCGATGTACCAGATGCAACCGCCTCACCTCCGGTAATAGTCCACCCACCACCTATTAACCATCCAGTTGAACCACCAATGAAGTCTCCATTAGTAACCAACTCCGGCCCCAGCACTAACCCTTTGCTTTTATCCAGCATCAGCCCCACCGGCTGCTCGACAGCCGTCACAGGAGTGGTGCCTGCGGCGTCTTGGAACAGTGTGCTGTAGTCGCTCGGGTCGTGCCAGAAGCCGTTGACGCCTGGGGTGAATATGGATGCAGGGGTAAACACTGGGGGTGCGGATAACCCGCCAACGAGCCTCGTGATTGCGAGCGATATGCTTGACAGCTGCATGGTCAGTACATCGCGACGATGTTAGCAGCCGTGGTGCCAGTAGCCAAGACTTTGGTCACCTGGATTGGAAGTATGGACCCGGCCCCCACATTGGAGTAGGTCACGTTTCCGTTAAGGTCTGCCACGGCCACGTTGCCTGCAGAGCCCACATACAAAGCGCGCGTGGTGTACAACACTGTGGTGTCGCTGGGGGTGACGGGCAGGCCGTAGCCTGCGGGGGCTGTGGATGCGGCACCGGTGTGTTCTGCGGGGGTACTGATGGCCATGAGGACTCTCCAAACGTGGGTACTTCGGGCCGAAAATTACCAGCAAGGGCTCGGCGCACTGGTTTCAAGTATAAAGCCAGTGCGCCAAATCAGTTGTAAACCCGCGCAACGCGCACAACATTGCGCTTTTTGGCCTGCAGCCCGGCCCCTCGCACGTTCATGTCCATAATGGCGTCCGCATACTGGTTCGCGTCGTGCACATGCGAAAACTTGTTCTTGTCCGGCCTGTCTTCTTGCTCTCCGGTCTTTTTGGTCTTGTACCGATACCCCGACTTGAACCCTTTGATGAGCATGTCACACGAGGGGTCGATCAGGTACATGGCTTTGCCTTCGATCTGCTGGTTGAGCAGTCGCTCCACGCTCTGTATGCGCAGTTCCGGGTTGTTGGTCGGCGGCTTGACGCACTTGAATCCGGCGGCCTTGAGTGCGTCCACCAGGGTCATCTCGTTGAGCTGCTGCTTGGCAAATCCGGCCGGGTCTGGCGCGCACACAAACGAGCACCCCTGAAACCGGTTGGCGATGAAAGGGTTGAGCTTGGTCTGCACAAACGTCTCGATCCCCATGTTCTCTGCGGTGATCTCGGCCAGAGTCAGCACGCGCCCGCGCGGATCGCGCTGCTTGAACACTGCTGCTGGCGTGCGGCCGAAGTCAACCCCGATGACGATGGGATAGTCCTCGCTCTTCAAGGGGCGCAAGGAATATTTGGCTACGTGAAAGTCGTAGTTGAACGTCTTCTCGTAGACCGGCGTCCCGGACAGGCTTCGGCCGTACTCCGACCGCAAATAGACCCGCAGCCAGTCCTCCGATTTGCCGGGGATGATGTTGGGGTAATACTGCTTGGGCAAGTGGTCGTAGTTGTCCGCCTCGGGGTTGACCGCCCACTCCTTGCCGTCCTTGTCCAGCAGCACCTCATCCGGCGGCTCTTTGAAGCGCTCCAGGTATACCTCAGGTGTGATGATGGCCGCCGGCTGCTTGTGGATGGTCCAGTTGCTGGGTGGGGCCTCCATTTTGTCATGCCACGCCGAGCCCTCGTCCGGCATGTTGGTGTCAAACAGCGCGCAGGAAGTTGTGGGGCCGCCATCCTTGGCCGACGGGTACCGGTTCAAGCGCGACAGCAGGCCGTCGACGACTTCCATGTGAAGCTCCCGCGCCTCATTGCCCCAGACAAACGTAGTTTCGAGCGATAGCGCTTTCCGAACGTCATCAGGCGTATCCAACGGGATGAAAATCCACTCGGACTCAACGCGCGTTCCATCTGATAGTTTCGCCTGCAGGATGAATGTCTTCTCGGCTGCTTTCCATTGGCCGGCTTGCCCTGGCGGAAGCCAATCAAACACCGTCTTTCTTGTCGTCAAGGCCAACTGATCCGCAGTGTTTCGGACAATGATCGTCCGCGTCTTGCGAACTCCGTCGGCGTTGGGCTGCTGCAGACATGCAAGCCTGACTAGCTCATGCACACAGGTAACGGATTTACCTCCGCCCACCGGCCCGGCCAACACCCGGACATACGCCGGGTCGAGCATGAATTCTTTCTGCGTCTGGGTTGGTTTGTATGTGCTCATGTCCCCCTCTTCTTGGTCGTCAGAGCTTTCTCCAGCGTGGCCGCGTTGGTTTTAGGGTCATACTTGTAGTCGCCGGGCTTGTTCTTGCCTCCCGAATACTTGGACTCGCGATCTTTGGCTCGACCGTCGTTGCCCAGGTCTTGGCGCTTCTTTCCAGCAGCAGTCAGCGTGCCGTCAGGTTTGATGTGCCCTCGTTTGACCAGCAAGCCGTGGGCAATCTTTGACGCATCACCTTCCCCGCGAGCAGCGATTTGTCGGGTCAGGCGCGTTTCGAGTTTGGACTTAGGCATTGGGGATTTCCTTGGTTTCTGCGTCAATCGTAACCGGGGGTGCTGCCTGCGTGTTGCCGGCCGACAGGCTGATGGAGTGCCCGCCGCCCATGTCGATCGTGATCTGGAACCCTGGGCCGGCCGTGCTGGTGCGCTCTTCCTTGGGCTCCAGCCCCCCGGCTTTGATCAGCGTCTTCAGGACGTCGTGCTTCTGGGCCAGGCTGGCTTCCGAGCTGGATGCGGACAAGTAGACTTGGTCCAGCAGATCGCCGGCCATCCATGCGGCCTTGGCTTTGAATGTGACTCCGTTGCGGTCGAACTCATTGCGCTTGGCCGCCACCATCAGCTGGAACCACGGCTGCGCCTCAAGCTCCTGGTACTGCTGGATGCTCAGTCCGTGCCGTGCCGCCACCACCAGGTCGTCTTCCAGCCCCAGCGCTATGCTGGCCACCATTTCGTCGGACAACTGAGGAAAAGACTTGGTGCTGGGCTTGTACTCCAGCGGCTCGTCGTCGATGTCCATGTCTGGTGTCATTGCTCGGCCTTCTTGGATGCGTCAGCTCTGTCCATGGCCTTGAGCAGACCGACCAGTGCGATGCGTATGATCTCGGAAACCGTGACGCCTTTGCGCGTGGCCAAGGCCTGGACTCTGTCGAACAGCTCGGGTTGGAACACCATGTTCCAGCGTCGCGTGCTTTTTTTCATATGTATCCTGGGTAGTTTATACGTAACGCATTCTAAGCCGTTTTTGTTTTGTGTGTATGTTTGCCGTTTTTACTACTTTACGTATTGGGCGATACGTATCTTTTTTATTTTTTTCATGCTGTGTGCGCGGTACGTAGGGGGCGGGGGCGGGTGGGGTGGGGGGTGGGGGGCCTGTGGGGGGTAGGGGGGGGGCCTGGACCTAGACAAGCCGCATAGGGTGTAGGGCAGCAAGCCTGGCGCCGCAAGGAGCTAGACATGCTG